AAGCTTTTCTGTTTCGTTCATTGCCTTAGCTTTCTTCTTCGATTAGTTCAGTGAACCAAAATTCTTTCACGAATTGTGCCGGCGTTATTCCGCTCGCGTAGAGCTTACCAGTCTCAGTGTCACGGTATTGCCACCTACCCCGCGTTTTCTTCGCTGTGATGCCAGTGTAGCGTTGTTTTGAGACGTTGTAGAATTGGCCGTCGATTAGTTTCATTACGCGATCCTCTCAAAAGTCATCCCGCATACGCCTACGCGCTTCCCGAATTGTTCCGGTAGGTAAGGGTACGCGTCTAGCGGGATATGGCCGCTAAATAGGTGCCAGTCTGCTACGTGCTGACCGTTTTTCGTTACGTGGTAGATCATTGTTTTCTTCTTTCGTTAGGTTGACGGCCTGACGGCCTTATGCCGCTACGCGGCGGTCTAGGCCGAGAATACCCTACACCGATTCTCCGCGGTGTAGAGCGTTCCCGAACTAGGCGAATAGGTGCGAATCTTCGCGTGCGCTGATCCCGCGCGTTAGGGTGAGTGTATCGTGGTCCAGTACCATGACGGGCATGTTTTCGGAGTATAGGGCATCATATGCCAGTTTAGGCATATTGTAAACGGTTGTCTGCACGTAGTCTAGGTTGTCTGCTTCGCGGGCGTGGATGAAACCGTAGCCTGTCGTTTCGCCGTTTTCGACTTCATAGACGAGGTAGGCTAGTTGCCCGCTATCGGCGCGCTGTTTGAGGGTATAGACTTCGCCGGTTGTGGAGTCTTTGCGCCATTTGTTTAGGGCGTGGTCTGTACGCGCGTTATTTGCGGCTGTGAGTTTCATTATCTTTCTTCTTTCTTTCGTCTAGGTTGAGAATACCCGCCACGCGGTTTATTTCGTGGCGAGCATTCCTGAACTAGGCTAGTGCATATTTCAGCGCGTTGTGGATTAGGTGAGTGTCATTGTATGCGTGTGCGTTGGCCCAATTCTTAGCGAAATACAGTGACTTGAAATAGCGACGCTCATGGCACTGGTCACACTGTGCGAGTGTTTGGGTGCCGTCCGTGACTGTGAAATAGGTTTGGCAGGTCATCAGCTTGCCCTTTCGATAGCGTCAAGTACGTGCTTTACAGGATCGCCCGCGTAAGCTTGGAATACGATCCCCCCGCCGAACCATTGCGCCCGGTATTTCTTCCCGTAAAGGGCTTTACGCGCATGTTCGATATGGTTCGATTGGTTAATGTGGAACGGCTGAGATTCGTCATCAGCGTATGGAATTGTGAGATAGTGGGTAACGTATCGCGCGTTGCCGTTAATGTCGTGGTCAATCTGCCAGATGCTGAAGTCATGGCCGGTAGTGTCAATCTGCTTGTGCATTGTTTCTATCCTGTCAAGAATGGGCGATATTGCCCGATTGTCAAAAAGTGGGGTATTGCTGATATGTCAAATTGACCAAACCCGCTTATCTTCGGGCGTATCGTGGCTAACGGTGTGATGTAGCTGAACTACCGGCTGGCTAGGCCATTCAGTGCCGTATACGTGACCACAGATGTTGCATTCATATCGCATGGAGTGTTCCTATCGTAGAGCGCATGTAGCGCAATGGTTGGTTAAGAGGCAAGAGATAAAAGCTGTGAGCGCCGAATTTCTCGACGATTGAACCTATCAGCATGCCGTGAATAATGTTCTGATCTAGTAGTAGTGTAGCGTGGCTGACCTGTGAGAGTGCGCCATATGCGACTGATGAAAGGTGAGTAAGTGAACATGGTATGCCTCCAGTGAGTGAGTGAGTGAGTGAGTGAGTGAGTGAGTGAGTGAGTGAGTACCCTAAACGCCTTATGACGGCACGCCATGCCATGCACGCGCGTTACATAGTCTAAGCTATGCGGATAGGGTGAGTGTGCAAGGGTGCTAGTGCTAGAGTCCGTTATCCGTGCTGTTCACCCTTAAGGCGTGAGCTATGGCGGCTCTAGGGTAGTTCCCCTGCTGTTAGTTTCACTGTGTAGTTATCAAGTAACCTAAGCTATCAAGTTCCCGTTGTGTTGTTCCCTTGTGCTTATGTCTCTAGTCTACACGGGATACCCACACCCCGCAACTCCACGCGGTAACCAATAGTCACGGAATGGTAACGATAAATAACGTTAGATGCGAGAGATAGAGACACAAACGGATTGAATCGGCGCGGGTTAGTTTCGCGTGGAATGGGGGGAGAGTGGAGGGGCGACAGATTGAAACGCGTTTCATAATGGCGTGACTAATAGGTCAAGTAGATAGCGTCCTACATGGCGAGGGGTGAGTGGCGGTAAGCGTCGAGCGCGGATCCTCCACTAGGGCGCGATTGATCCGTGAGCTTGAAAGGTCCCAATTTTGGGCGCGGGTATGGGGTGCTGGGGGCGGGCTACCACCACATAGAATTTCCCTTTCCCCAACTTCTCTGCGGTAAAACCCCACCCCGGAAAGGTTTCATTTCAGCAAGAACCGCCTTTCTTTACGATCCGTCAATTTTTTCTTTGCAGTTTTTCCGTTTCTCTAAGAAATTTTCTCGATTCTTGACAACAAAAGCCAGGCGTGCTACGATGTAATCCTACCGCCGGGAGGGATGATGAGGTTTGTTTCAGGTCTTTTGACCGCTTTCGCACTTGTCTTTGTATGGGTGAAGTGGTCGAGACCGTGGCTTCAATACTTGTTTTCTCGTGGCGATGTGGTACGATAGGAAGACACCTACCCGCGAGATGCGGAGAAAAGGAGGGCGAGATGCCTTCAGAGAAGTTTTTTCAAACCCCTGACGAGATGGACGGAACTGGCGGGATGTTCGAAGTCGTGTGGGGAGAGGGCGAAGACGGGGTAGAAATCTACCTATACGCCTGGGAGCCCGGTAAGGACGGGCGGCCTAAGAGCGTTCATTCGCTTACACCTGATCGTGACGACCTAAACCGCATGATCCGAGCCCTACGCCGAGCACGTAACGCGAAGTACGGCTCTGACGAGTAGTGTGATACACTAAAAGAGCACATACCCGCCCCAATGCCTCTTAACAGGTAAGGGCGGGTTTTCTCTGTCTGCTATCCTAGAATAGACCCTTTTACCCTCCCCTGAAGGACTTCTTTGCCGTGACAGATTCCACACAATATCCGCCTGGCGCTCAGGTAGTTGACGAGCACATTTCAAGAGATATTGCAGGGCTGAGGAGCACCGTGGAAACTGGCTTTGATCGCCTTGACCGCCGTATGGACTCGATGGTGACAAAGGACGCACATGTTGCCGATATTAGTCGATTGGATCAGCGTGTAGACCATATTAACGAGAAAGTGGATAGCGGGTTTACAGAGGTTAAGAAGGATATGGCTCTGGGTTTTGCAGAGTTGAAGCAGAGGGACACTGATCGGGATGAGCAGTTTAAGGCTCGGGAGGACGAGAGGGATAAAAAGTATTCTCGCCGGGTCGGATGGACGATCTCTGCGGTGGCGATTGGTGTGTCTATCGTCACGTTCATTATCAATAACCTTCCTACGTAGGAACTTTTCTGAAATAACGCTTGACACGGACCCTCTACTTGCGTAAAGTAGGGGGTGTTGTTGTTTTTAGGAGGGGGTAGTGTGTTAGACAGGTACGACCAATCACATGACTGGGCAGAGTGTGAAGAGGAGGACTCTCCAGGGCATTATATGTGCGACAAGTGCTACATTTGCACCTGTTGCTGTACGGAACTAGCTAAGAAGCCCTGCAAAGGAGAACCAGAATTTGAGATCTACGAAACTGTGGAGGTAATTAGCGAGTGACAACCATTATCACACAGATCACCGATAAGGGCGTAAACCTGGCCTGGGACTCCAAGGTATCTCCAGACGGGCACCACCCTGAAAAGGTGAAGGAGATTAACGGGCAGTTTTTCCTCGGGATTGCAGGGTATTCTCGCCATTCGGACGTATTACACTACGCAGAGGTTCCAAGTCTGCACCCAGCTGACCTGAACAACCCGAACTTCGATGCTAGGGGGTATCTTGTTCGGGAGGTGGTTCCTGCGTGGCAGCGGGCACTGAAGAAGAGCCATGAACTTGATCCCGACACGATGGATGACTGGCCGAAGGGTTCCGCGCTCATTGTGGTCGCTGGTCGCGTGTTCACTACGGACTCGGTGTTCTCGATTACGGAGCACTTGGAGTCTACAGGTATTGGTTCCGGGTCGGACTACGCTCTTGGCGCTCTGGCAGCGGGGAAGAGTATTGAAAAAGCTATGGAGATCGCGTGCCAGTTGGATAGTCGCGGTACAGGCGGACAGATTAGCGTGATTAAGGGGTTGAAGTGAGCGAACTGATTACAGGGGCTACGATGTACACGATTAACCCCAATGGAGTAACGGACGTAAATCCGAGCCACTACGACTTCCCGGGAGGTGTTCAGGTGATTGATATTACGAAACACCTTGACTTCTTGGCAGGCAACGTAGTAAAGTACGTATGTAGGGCGGGGCGCAAGGGAGATCGTATGACGGATCTCTTGAAAGCTAAACAGTACCTAGAATGGCTTATTGAGAAGGAGCAGAGTGAAGAGCGTAATTAAGGATCTAGGCAACGAACGCTTAGAATTTGAGATTAGTAAGCAATACTGGTCACGATACGAAGAGGCTCGTAACCACTATTTCCGAACTGGGCAGGTGGCAGGCACGGGTCTCAAGGAGACGGGCACCCTGGCTCTCCTCTGGGAAGAGTTCGATGCTCGTATGGCCGCAGGGACTATTGAGCCCGAAACTGATTGGGAGGCGGACGATTGATTTACAGCGCATACACGCAGATCTTCGAAGAGTTCCCGACGTTCGAGGCGGCAGTAGAGCACCTGGAGAGCCACCCGGGCAGTGAAGGACGCGAGCCGGTCGCGGTTCTACTTCTCACGGATAGAAGTTCTCAGGGCGCGGTTGCCGAGGAGGTAGACGGCGTTCCCGCAGAACCGGGTGAAAGCCAAGTGTACCGCGTGACCGTGGCGCATGAAGTGTTTGGCAAGAAGTTCACGATTGAGTACCTCGTAGAGTTTGGCGCTATTCCAGTGGAGGAAGAAGATGGCGAAGTTGGAGAAGACGGTAGTGAGCCTGGATTCGGAGACGAAGCGGGTGTTGAACAACCTGACGAGGGCGTTGGAGAAGGTGGCGAAGAGCCAGTCGAGGCTCCAGTGGACGAACTCGAACGCTGGGAGTCAGACGGGGGAGAGGCCGAACCCGACGAGGCTGACTGAGCCTGCTGAGGACTTGTCGGGATCAAACGCTGCTTACGAAGAGAGGCTTTCTCCCGAAGAGTGGCTTGATATTGCTCAAAACTTGGCAGATGCGGTGAACGAGACTGAAGTGTGATACAATCTAAGTAGCACTTGCATGGTGCCTCCTTTCTAGTCAAGAACCCCCGAAGCTTTCATATAACCGAAAGCCGAGGGGGTTTTTGCGTACCCTGATAGAATGGAGGGTATGAGCGAGGAATTAGAACATATCGACCAGGACCGTATCGACAAAGCGATCTGGAAGTCCATTGGCATCAAATCGGTTCGAACCATAGCTGACGAGACTGGGCTGAAGCCTGAAGAGGTGTTGCGGCGTAAGAACGAACTCCTTGATGAAGTCGATGTATTAAGTATAAATCAGAAACGCCAACGCCTGTTGATTGAACTGGATGGCATGGCGAGGGATGCCAGAAAACGCGCCGAGGGAGTTATTGACGAGTACGCGGCAGGTCTTTGGAACGCTGCTACATCTGCTGTAAAGACAATGCTCACAGAGTTGGCTCGCATGGAGCGCCAGGATTCGGGCAAGATTGAAGCTTTGAACCGAAAGCGGGTGGAGTCCCTGGTTAGGATAGTGAGGGCGGCTATCGACGCAGGGGTTCCCGAGATATCCACCAGGTACGGAATCCCCGAGGAGGATCTTTTCGACGTGTTTAATAGACGCCTTCAAGATGCTGCTGAAAAAGAGGAACAGGTAAACAAGCTCTTCTAGCTCTATGGTACAATAGATGTATGGTAGACGGAATCATATATGGCCTGTATTGCTCTTGCCCCCGGTGCCCAGATCGACAGATTCTTTATGTGGGCCAGACTACGAACTTTGAAACGCGCATGAAGACCCACCTGGCGGCCACAGCTACGGAGAGAACCCCAAAATACAAGTGGATACACGCGCACGGATCATTAAACATTCAAAGCAAGGTCTTGGAAGAGGGTGTACACGGGAATGACCTGAATGACCGAGAGAGGTTTTGGGTACGAGAGAAAAACACTTTTATCCTGGACAACCCCGAGGGAAAAAACAGCACCCGGGGCGGGGATATCGGGGATATGAGAGGGGATGAGCTAGAACTTCTGAGGAAGAAGCGATATCTAGACAACTTCAACTCTAAGAAACTTACCTGGGACGATGTTCGGGAAATTCGCCGCAGGTACAGGGAGACCTGGGACGATGTTGAAGACATCGCTGAGGAGTTTGGAATTGTCTCAGGCACCGCCTACGCGGTCATTATGAACAGAAATTGGGTGGATAATACGTACACCTACGTTCGGAGACCCAAAACGGGCAGAAACCTCGGAGAGCAGGCGGGGGGAAGTAAGAAAACCTGGGAAGAGGTTAGGCAGATACGAGAGATGTTCGTAGGGGGTACTCCGGTGTCTGAGATAGCTCAAGAGTTCGGGGTTAGTGTGGGGAATGTGAAAGACATCGGTTACGGACATACCTGGAGCGACCCTAACTACGTACCACCCACCCGGAGTGACGTAAATAAAGCACGGAAAAGATTTCAATACGAAAACCGAACACCTCAAGAAGTGGCAGATGACATTCGGAGAAAGTATTCAGGGGGGCTTCGTATCCGTGACTTGCAAAAAGAGTACGGGTATTCTTACGACCGCGTAGTAAAGATTCTCGACAATGAACTGAAACCCCGGGATGGGTACGTGCGAGCCCTAAGAAGTAACTCCCCAACACCAGAAAATGTTCAGAGAGATATGAGAGATCTGGCGAAGCAAGGGAAAACTGTCGAAGAGATCTCATCCATCACAGGGGTGTCCAGGCCGACAGTCCGCCGATATATTGGAGACCTGGCGTGAACCTCGTTGGCGTGGCCTCCGAAGCGCTGGGAGAAATTAAAAACAAGCGCCTCCAAAGTCTCTATCAGCGGGACTTCATCGCTTGGCAGGCGGACGTTCTTGGGCTTAGGACTTACGGGAAGATGGAGGCCATTCTCAATGAGATGCTATTCGGCAAGGTCCCGAGAACCGCCATCAAGTCAAGTAACGGTACCTCGAAGTCGTACTCAGTATCCGCAGCGGTGCTCTGGGTTGGCGTAGTATTTGATCCTGGCGAGTCCCTTGCTATTGTTTCTGCCCCGTCTCAGGCGCAGATCGAGAAGGTTACGTTCCGATACCTGAAGTCGTTTAAGGCAAGAGCCGCTGATCGAGGGTTTGAACTCCCCGGTACGATCAATGAGTCCCTTGAGTGGTGGGTGCCGGGGCCAGAGGGCAAGCTTGTCCTGGCATATGGTCGTAAGCCTGCCGCAGGTCAGGAAGTGAGCACGTTCCAGGGTATCCGTTCGGAGCACGGCAAGACGTTCGTGTTCTTTGACGAGGCGGGGGGCATGTCCCGGAATATGTGGACGGCTGCGGAAGCTGTTCTCACGGGCGCAGACGCAAGGCTCGGAGCTATCGGTAACCCGGATGACGTTGGTACTGAGTGGCAACGAATCTTCACCGATAAGAAGTATGAGGGTGAGTTCAACCGCTTCACGATTTCGAGCTTCGACCTCCCGACCTTCACGGGCGAGGTAGTCTACCCCGAAGACGACCAGATGCAAGAGCGAATGATGAAGTCGCTTACGCAGGTGTCATGGGTGGAACATAAGAAGAAGATTTGGGGTGAAAACGATGCCAGGTATCTGTCGAAGGTTAAGGGCGAGTTCCCGAAGGACGGCGGGTACGGGTTCTTCCCTCAGTCTGCCGTAGACAAGGCTTACGACGTTGAGATCCCTCTCGATGACGCGAAGCCGATCATCTTGGGCTGCGATATTGCCCGTTGGGGTCAAGACGAATCGGTAATCGCCCACAACCAGGGTGGGAACGTCCGGGTCGTTGATACTTGGTCGAAGTGCGATACCGTGGACTCTGCTCGACGTATCCATGCGTATGCCACCCGAGTCGGGGCTCACGAAGTTCGTATTGACGCTGGCGGCGTTGGCGGCGGCGTGTTCGATATGCTTGACCGTCTAGACGAGTTCCAGAACAAGTGCTACCTCCTCGTAGGCTGGGATAACGGTTCTTCGAGCCCCGACATTACGCAGTGGTCGAATAAGAGGAGCTACGCTCACGATTCGCTCCGCACTCAGATGGTGGATGGTCTGATCGACCTAGACTTTGATGACGACGTGTTGCGTGACGAACTCCAGATCATCACGTATAAGTTCACCAACCGGGGGGGTATCCAGATCACCGCCAAAGATGATATGAAGTCTGAAATGGGTGGCTCTCCCGACAGACTTGACGCGGTGATTATGGCTTCCTGTGATATGAGCCCGTGGATTGATAACCCCTGGAACAAGTTCTCTGAAGGCTCTGCTGTAACACAGGATCGTGAGGAGCTTATGAGGGGCTTGGACGAACTCCCGATGTTCGGGGCGGGTCTCCCAATGCTCTGATAGAATGGGTTTATGAGCACTTCAGACATTTCAGCCCGTATTACCGAGGCACTTGCACCTCTTATTGACGAGAATAGCCAGTTAAAGGAGTCCATTGCCGAAGTTCGGGCGATGATGGACTACGAAAATGTCGGCTGGCAAAACCTCTTTGGGGTGAACTCGGACAATGTTCACGGGCTTGAACTCGATGAAGTGAAGCTTGTCTCTGAGAAGGCGCGTAAGAAGGTTGCCGCGTCTGCACTCCCGAAGCGCGCAGTGGATCTCCATGCAGGGTACGTGTTCGGCAATAACCTGGAGATTGCGGGGACTGAGCGAGACCCGAGCAAGAAGGGCGCTCCTGCGTCAGAGGTGAAGTTCTTTGAGAACTCGGTGAACCAGGAGAGCATCTTCTCGGGGGCGGCAAAACGGGAACTTCAGTACGCAAGATTTACAGACGGAAACGTGCTCGCCTTCTGTGACACCGTGAAGAAGGAAGTCCGCCGAGTTCCGATCTACGAGATTGCAGGGGTTATGGTCAACCCCGACCATCCGGACGAGATTTGGGCTTGGCTCAGGCAATGGGACCAGGTGAAGCCTGTAACGGGAGAATCCGAGACAAAACAGGCGTGGGCGTACTCAAACCGCTACACTGGAAAGCGTCAAAAGACGATCTCGGTAAACCAGAAGTCGGTGCCAGTTCTTGAGAACGTGACCGTAGTGGATCTCCGCTGCAACCGGCAGGTGGGGTGGACTTTCGGCATCGGTGACTCATTGGCGGGACTGCATTGGGCGGAAGCCTACGGCGAGGTTTTGAGGTATGGGCAAATTGTCAACGAGTCACTGGCAAAGATCGTCTACAAGGTCGTCCGCAAGACCCAGAAGGGCGCAAGCGACACCGGCGTGAAGATGGCTGGGCAAGGCTTCGGTCAGGGCGCAGTTGTTGGCGAGGGTCAGGACATCCAACTGGTGAACTCGTCCCAGAAGAGCTTCGACTTCACTGCGGCGAGACCCCTTGCGGCTATGGCGGCGGCAGCTTGGAACGTAACGAACCCTGATCTACTAAGTGACAGTTCAGCGAGCGGCAGCTCATATGGGAGTTTGAACGCGCTTACGGAGGGTGTCCGCAACGCGATGACGGCGATGAGGGAGGAGTGGACTCAATTCTTTTCCGATATTTTTGTGGCGATGGGCTTCCGCCGCCCCCAGATTGCGTGGCCTCCGATGGAGCGACCAGACGCTTACCGTATGGCTCAGGAACTCACCCTGTACTCGGTTGCCCTCACTGACGAAGAGTACCGTGCTGAGGTGCTTGATCGCCTTGACCTCCCTGGAGACCCAAGCGTTATTCCTCCGATGTTGAAGGCTCGTGGAGAGGTGCAGCGGCAGGCTGCAAGTCCTGACCAAGGTAAAAACACGGATGCTGGCAGTGCGGACTCGGGTTCTAAGAACGATATGCGGTCCGATGTCCAGTCGGAGGCGCTGCGATCCATGCAGATTGATGACCTTATCAGGCAAGTGCGGAACCTTTCAGAAAGACTGGAAGATAAACTTGCATAGTCCTAATGTCGGTGATAGACTCAGGGCATGGTTAACAGGGTAGGGAAATGTTCGATAGAAGGCTGTGAAAAAGTAGGGCCTCTAACTAAGACTTGGTGTACGCGACATTACGCACGTCACCTGAGACGGGGGAGACTCGGACCTCCGGGGTTAATGAGGGCGCCCAACTCACCTGAACCCTGGGAGTTGGTTAAGTATCACGGGTATGAGGAAAAAGAGTCCGGGTGCTGGGAGGCCAGCGGATTCCAGAACGAGGATGGGTACATTATTTGGAGTGCTAGGGGTGGAAAGACCGGAGCCCATCGGGAGTCCTATCGGGCGTTTAAGGGGGATATACCCGCCGGGATGTCTGTCATGCACTCTTGCGACAACCCGCCCTGCATAAATCCCGAACACTTATCGTTGGGGACGCACTCAGATAATATGAGGGACAGTCTTTTGAAGGGGCGGAGTAATACAGCCAAACTACTCCCCGGGGACGTAAGGACGGTACGGAGATACATTGAAGAGGGTAGAACGGATGAGAGTATCGCGGAGGAGTTCGGCATGACACGTTACAATGTGGCACTGATCCGGAAGGGTATAAATTGGCACTGGCTTGAGTAGACCACTAAGGGTGGAGTGGAAGTGTGCTAGAATGGATACCAGTATGACTAACACTTTGCACCTCAAGGAGTCAACCGCTGAGGCACCCGTCAAAAAGGGGAAACGCTGGCGGGTGATTGTCGCACGTCCAGGCAAGGGCTCAAGCGGCACCTATTCGGAAGAACTGTTCCGCCGAGACGCACACAAGATCATCGCCCCTGGCGCGCAGTCGTTTATCAACCACGACTCCACCCGTAACCCGAAAGACATGATTGGTGTCTTCCCGGAAGCGGCCTACTTTGATGAGGACGAGAAGGCCGTTGTTGCGGAACTCGAAGTGTTCTCTCACTGGGAGAAATTCGTGGATGAGGTCGGGCCTCACTGTGGGATTTCACTTTACGCCCTTGGGGAAGCCGATGAAGACGGTAATGTAACCGCTATTGTAGAGGATCGCCTGAATGGGGCCGACCTCGTAAGCCGACCTGGACTCGTGGGTTCAGGGCTGGCTGAGAAGCTTTACGAGTCAGCAGTTGCTCACTCGGAAGAGAGTTCTGGCGCTCGTCAGACAGATGGAAAAAAGGAGATCGTTTTGGATCAGGAACTGAAGGACGCCCTCAAGGGCATTTCCGACACCCTGGCTGGACTGGTCGCCAAGGATCAGGCTGCCAAGGCCGCTGAAGCGCAGGTAACTGCGGATGCTGAAGCAGTCAAGAGCGCCGTGGAGGCATACGCAGCGGCTGAAAAGGCTATTGCAGATGCTGACCTCCTTGACGTCCAGGTGGAGTCGCTTCGTGCGGCTGCTAAGGCTGGTCAGGATATTGCACCTCTAATTGAGAGTGCGAAGGCCGTAAAGGAAGCTGCTGTGAAGGCAGTCCAGGAATCGGCTGAGCAGAATGGCACCCCCGGTGTTATTCTTGGTGAGGCCGCTACTAAGTTTGGAGCGTGGGCATAATGAAGAACCTCGTATACGCAGGTAACGGCGCTTACAACCGCGTTGAAGACCTCGGACGCACCGTTCAGAGTGGTGACCCCGTTATCGACAAGGCTGGCAAGCCTGCGGTAGCTCTCACCGCTTCGGCAGACGCCACTGGCACGAAGATTCAGGATGGTATCACCATCTCGGGTTTCCCGATTGGTGGAGTTGGCCTGAAGGAGAAGGAAGTCACCCTCGCATTCGATGTGACGGCTGAGTTCCTTGCTTCGGGATTTGACGGCACCGCGCCCACGGTTACTACTCTTACCCAGGGTCAGGCAATCAACTACAAGACCTCGAACAACAAGCTCACCACTGCGGCAGTCGCTTCGGGTATCGTGGCCTACGGCACGGTGGACTTCACCCCAGACTACGACAAGACCCGTGGCTACGTCCCGGTCAAGATTGGAGCGTAATCGTGACTGACTACAAGGATCAGTTTACGCTTGACGGTCGCGTAAAGCCCGTCAACCACCTGGTTACTCGTCGCAAGGTCGAGGCAGCCGATAAGCTGCTCACCAAGGCTCTTCGCGGCGATAAGATTGCTAACGGAACTCTCGCAGAGGCTTTCTCGACTAGCGACCTGCCGTTCCAGGTAGCACACCTCATCTCGACGGTAACCATCCCGCAGTTCGAAGCGGCTGAGCGCACTTGGACGCAGCTTGCGGACGTTCGCACCGTTGCCGACTTCAACCCGGTTCGCCTTCAGAGCCTGTACACGCAGGTTTCGGGTTCGGCGGTTCACGAGACCGGCGGCCTGAACCGCATCCCAGAACTGGCCCCGTACCCCCACCTTACGGTGTCTGGTGAAGAGTCGTTCTACCAGAAGCTCTCCAAGTCTGGTGCCCGCTTTTCGTGGAGCTGGGAGTCGAACATCAATGATGTCGCTGGCTTCCTTGAGGGCATCCCGCAGGAGCTTATCAGCCTCGCACTCGACACTGAGGAGCGAGAGGTTCACGAGGCGCTTGTTAACGGCACCACGCAGAGCCTCGCAGGTGGAACCCTCCCGGACGGTACTGTTGTTAAGCCTAATGCTAAGATCGGCCCCGAGGCTATCTGGCAGGCGATTCTGGAACTCCAGAACGTTACGGTGAACGATCGCAAGGTTGGTCGCGCAAGCGGTTACAACGTGGTCGTTGCACGGGGTACTGCCGAGTTCGTGAACTGGAAGCTTAACCAGGAGATCCTCCAGATCCAGAGTGGCCTCATCACCTACGGCCCCGGTGATCGCTCGGCTCTGAACGGCGTTACTGTTGTTGAGTCGGATTACATCACTGGCGACGACTGGATCGTCATTCCGAAGCCTGGCGCAATTCGCCGCCCGGTTCTGGAACTCCTCCGTCTTCGCGGTTACGAGGCTCCTGAGCTTCGCGTTGAGTCGGCAGCCGGTAACTACGTCGGTGGCGGCGCGGTGGCACCGTTCGAGGGTTCGTTCGACAATGACGGCCTGGCAATGCGTATCCGCATGGTTGCTGGCGGCGTTATGTGGTCGGACAAGTTCTCGATCAAGTCGGATGGCACTGAGGCGTAAGCCTAGCCTCTAAGAAACCCCCTCTTTTCACTTCGGTGAGGAGGGGGTTTTCTTTTTGACGGGGAACACCCAATATGGTATAGTAGAACAGAAGGTACTATTCAGAAGGGGGAGTATGGGCGAGGTGTACGGGTTATACTGTGTTTGTAGTGGATGCGGTGATAGCCAAAAACTGGTTAGGTATGTGGGGCAGACGACAAAGGGGGTAGAGCGCAGGTTCAAAAGCCATCTATCGGTAATCACGTCAGATTCCCGGGTCGGGCTAAGAAAACTCCCGGTGTACCGTTGGATTAAGAAGCACGGCACTGCGAACATCCGGTTCAAAGTCTTAGAGGAGGTTAAGGGGGTGGGCGACCTAGATGAAGCCGAGAGGAGGTGGATTAAATTACTGGAGACGCATACTTCTAAGTACGGGCTTAACGCCACTCCGGGAGGGGTGGGATCACGCGGGTACAAACATACGGACGAAGCTAAGGAGAAGATGAGGGAGAACTTTAAGGACCCGGAAAGACGAATGAAATCTTCGAGGCCAGGGGCTTCCCACCCCAGAGCCACTTTCACTGAGGAAGAGGTTTCCGGCATAAAGAGGAGACTTTGGACCGGGGAGACCGCGACCAGTATCGCAAAGGATTTCCAGGTACCGATACACCGTATTCAGCAGATTAATGTGGATAAGAGTTGGTCTCAAGTTCCTTGGCCTATCGGACCCCGAGTAAGACCTCTCCACAGGTCTGTACTTTCTAGGGCTAATCAGAAACGAGCATTAGAGATGAGGAAAGAAGGGGCTAGCCTTAGGAGCGTGGCTGACTCCTTTCAGGTCAGCGTGTCGGCAATTAGTCGCCTTGAAACACGAGGTATCTAGCATGGTACAATAGATAGAGATAACCCCGACAAGGAGAACTTTTTATGGCTAACCCTATCCCCGTCGTTGCAGTTAGCGGAGGTGCTAAAAACGCCGCACCTGAAGGTGCAATCCCGCTTGCCTTCTACCAGGACCCCGCTGCTGTTAACCCCGTCGTGACGGCTCTCATTGCAGCGGGCTTCGGTACCGCAGGTCAGGTGCTTGCTACCAACGCTACCGCAGACGGCTTTGAGTGGGTGACACCGCCCACCCCGTAACCACTAGACTCGATCCGTTACCTCCTCTCCCTCTCGGCGGATCAGCAGATTAACCCCTCGTTGTAGGCTTCGCCTCCGGGGGGTTCTTCTGTTGCTGGTACAATAGAGGGTAGAGACTTTAGGAGTTAACTTGGCAGAGAATCGCGGAATCGCCCCGCCGGACATGAGTTCGAACGTCGGTAAGTTTCGGGCGTTAGCCGGGGACGTAGAGTTCACCCCCTACGACCCCCCGCAACCTGGCTTCGGCAAGTACCAGAAGTTTTCGGACGCAGAGATTGAGGGTTTTCTTGCAGCCGCAGATGACTCCCTAGAGGGCGGTCTCTACTTCTCGTTTATGCAGCTTGCGGGTGACGCGGCTCTTGAGGCGAAGAGCGTGAAAGATTTCGACATCGCCATCAGCACGGAGAAGCGCGCCACTGAACTCCGACTCATCGCCCAAATGTGGAAGGATCGCTGGGACGCTTCTACGGAGGACATCTTTGAGGTCTTCGACATCGGAAGAGGCTGCGATTGTGTTCCAGAGCTTGCTCCGCGACCAGTATGCCGGAGGGGTTGCAGTGGCAGTAGACTTTTCTAAGACCTTTGGTGACGAAATTGCAGATGTTACGGAATCGCTCGACTACCAGACGTGCGAGATTCGTGTATCTTGGAGTGACGACACCCTTGAGGTTTTTGACTACAAGACAGGGGAGACGTTCCTCGTGTCGAAGCAGGTAAGTGCGAGCGGCCTTGAACTTATCCGGCTGCAAGGGGTCATAGATAACCCTAACTCAACCCCGCAGCAAGTTGCCGACGCAGAGAATGACTTTGCGGATCAGGTAGTGATCTTGCTCGGGCTTATCGGGGCTGACGGAACCCCAGACATAATCCTCTCGAATACGTTGCCCTCTGCCGCAGTGGGGGACGTATGGGTGAAGAGGGTTGACCGAAGTGCGGTAGTACGGGTTCTCGCCGCTTCAGGGTGGATCACGGTTCCCGTCGAGACCGAAGTATACGCTGGGCGGGCACGATTCATCCCAGTACGGGCGGGTGTTTGGCAGGGCGGAGAGGCGCAGGTAAACGCGACCACTATCCGGTCGGTTCGGTTCCAGGTGCCTCGGTCAGCCCGTGCGACACGGTTCCATTCAGGCGCTATTGTCACCATCGTGTCGGCACCCTTTAACCCGAACCTTGAAGGTAGGACTGCGAAGGTGGGTGACGACTTCCAGGGAGCCACTACAGCAACCCGGACGATCCACGCCACGATGGACGCCGACTCGGAGGATTCATGAGTATTGAAGTAAAAGTTACTGGAAGTTCGAAGAGCTTTGAAGCCTGGTTCCAGGAGTCTGTGAATGAAATCATGGCCGACGTGAACGACATCGTTGCGGACGCTATTGAAGAGGGCGGGAACATCACCAAGCACAACATTGAAACCCGAGGTACTGCGAAGAGCGGTAAGAGGGGGCGTATTGAGACTGGCAAGATGCGGGACGCTGTGAACTCTCAGATGGTGAAGTCTGGAACTCGTGACGCAGAGGGTAAGTTCGGCTGGATCGACGGCTACGAGGATTACTACGGTTACCAGGAAGGAGGCTTCGAGCACGTTGGCGGAGTCACTGTCGAGGGAATGTACGCTCTCACGGATGCTGGCGAGGAAGTCTGGCAGAACGTGGTTGATGACGTGAAGCGGGTGAAGTAAGTGGCGCTTAACCTTGTTGATGTCCAAGACCAGATCTATGAAGCTCTCGAAAACGCGATCCCGTATCCGCTCGTAGAGCAGGGTGTTCCTGACGAAGATACCGTCCGGAAGGTGGACGGCAAGATCGAACCTTACGTCGCCCTTCAGTTCGGGGATCTCCAGCGTGGTCGCTTAGGTGGCGAGACGTTTGCTGGTGTTCGAACCTTTGACTACGAACTCCCTATCTACATTCAGGTGTGCTCAGCGAATGCAAGAATGGCTCGGCAGATTGCGGGTGGGGTCGTTCTTGATGCGTTGCTGGGGCTGGAGTTTGAGTGGACTGGAGAGGTTCGCAAGCGCCCGGGCGGGGGCATGTTCCCCCTGACAAACAGTAACGGTGCTACTGAAGCGTATTTGTTCCCGTCTTCATGGGCGGTAACTGTTCAGATTAACGACGTGTGATAGAATGGATGTGTATGAATAACGAGACTGTAACCGTTCTAAACCTTGTCACGCGCAAGGTCGGTAAGCTACGCCGATCCATCGCTGAGCACCCCATCTTTGGCCGTGCTTTCGAGATTGTTGACGATAGCGCCAAGAACTATGTAGACCTGGACGAACTCGTGGTGAAGAAGCGCCCTAAGCCGAAGCCGCCTGTTCAGGAAACCACTGATAAGACCGACGAAAAGGATGAGGTAGAAGCGTAATGGCCGATACTAGACTTTATGATCCGGCAGTTCGAATCTACCTCGCGTCGCCTCTGGCGTTTGCGGACTGGAAGAACCCGACCACTGCTGAACTGAACGCCAACCCCACGAATGACCCGAACGGTCTGATCTGGAACCTGACCTGTGCGATTGACCGCGCAGATTCCACTTTCGACCTGGATGACGCTGAGACTGATGACTCGCTTTCGTTCTGCCAGGTTGCGGGTACCACGAACCCCACGTCACTGAACCCGAACATGGTGTACTCGGCCTTCCGGTCGAAGACTCCGTGGGTTGTATCGGACCCGGCCACCCTCAACACTGCAAACCTCGCGTTCTCGCTTATGGCTTGGCGCGGCGTTGAGTATTTCGCTATTGTCTCGGTTGGCGAACGCTACGATGAGACTTTCGCGGTGGGTGACCGGATCAAGATGGCTCGTGTTGGCTCGGTTGACCCCACCGACACCATTGGATCTGGTGAGATGGTCAAGATTACCCAGAATTGGCGCGCTCTTGGTGACGTCAACTGGGGGTACAAGCTACTCACCTAATCCTCCGTACTGCTCCAGGTACCCAAGAAGCCCCCGGATCACCCGGGGGTTTTCTTTTAGCATTCCAAGAGCAGAGTTGCAGTTACCACACAGGACACCCCTCACACACTTCCCACAAGACTTTTGCGTTACAGTAGGAAACTTTTTATCGTAAGGGCAACAGTTATGGTCATGATCGACATGCAGGCGATCCGAGGAACCGCAGCCAGGGTTAGAGCAAATCCCCGGCTCAAGTAAGGCCACGAGGTCCTTCTCTGAGAGATTGTATCTAATCCCAAGAGCGGAGTGGCGAATACACACGTTGTTCTTGCCCTTTAAGGCGGAATAGGTGTCTTCACACCCCCGAACTGGGCACGGCAGCCTTTCATGCAGAGGCCGTAGAACACCAGTTTTCAGTTTCTGGTAGTAGTGTCCCGCACAGAGCCCGGGATTGAACTCCTTCCGGGAGCAGCCTTCGAAGGTACACCGAAGGTCGAGAGGTGCCCCGGTAATATCGCGATTCTTCCGATTCTTTTTCGTTTTAGTAATCCCTCGGGTTGACTCATAGTGAAACTGCTGGTAGTGCTTGGAGCACATCCCCTGGGTCTCCACCACATAGGGGCATTCGGGAACCTGACAATCCATTCGGGTCCCGTCCGAGTTCACCCACTTGAAACCCCCCTTATTGACCGCACCAGGATTGTCCCTTCGAAACTTCTGGTAGTGCTTTCCGCAGAGTCCTCGCGCCCGAATAATACGATCACAGCCCGAGAACATACAAATGTTTTCCATAATCAAAAATCCTCCTGACTATATGGTACCATAGAGGGTAGGAAGAAACAACTCTAGATTTAGGAGGGCATCATCGCCTCGACACTCGACTACCTCAAGTGCCCCAGTGATAAACGAGTCGGCCTCTGGCTTGGTCCTTCGGGAACCGCTACCGGCATCCAGAACGTTGCCGTACCCACTGCGGCAGAGATCAACAACACTGGCGGCACCTCGGCTATGATGAACGTAGTCCGGGCCGTTAGCTGGTCGGACACCGACCTGGCAATTCAGGACGCGGAAACATCGTCGGACCCCTCTCTTGCAGACGAGTCAACCTACGAAGACCTCGGCCCTGCCCAGTACGGCGGCGGCATTAGCTTCTTTTACCCCGGTAAGTACGACGACCCTTCGAACTCACTGAGCAACGCTTACGATCTTACGGATATGCCGTGGGACGAGATCGACATTGTAATGCGTATCGACGGCGATAAGGTCAACCCGACTGTACCTGCCGCAAATGGCGATTTCGTTCACGTATTCCGTACCTGGATTGATGGCGAGTCGAACGTCCTTGAGGCGGATACCGCTTACCGTCGCACTGTTGGCTTCAAGCAGGCTGGTGAAGCAGCGTTCTACACGATTGTCGGACCTCACACCATCACGGCAGTACCCCCCGCAACTACTCCTTGGAAGGCTGGCAAGGCTGGCCGTCTTCGTGCCACTGTTCAGAGCCGCGACTACACAAACGCTCTTGAGTTCACTTCGAGTGATCCGGCAGTTGTGCAGGTGTACCCGGGCGGATTCTACAAGGTTACTGGTACGACTGGCGGCACTGCAACGATCACGATTACTGATAAACGTGCAGGCACCTCGACGACCCAGGCGGTAACTGTTACTGCGTAGTGTGGTAAACTGGTAATGCAGTTAAGAGCCCCCCGTGGAGTGATCTGCGGGGGGTTTCCACTTTCTTGAGGAGGAATGTTGAGCGAAGAACTCAGCCCAAAAACGTTTGATCTTGTAGGGATGCTCTCCGGGCGGGATTACCCTACGCAGGACATCGAAGTGTACTTTGAAGAGGTACTGGGCTTCAGCATTGAGAAGTTGAAGAACATGCTCCGTAGCCTGGAGATTCTGGATAAGAAGGATGAGGCAAAGAAGGTCTCGGAGCAGCTTGAAGCCCTTGTCAAGAAGACGGAATCTGTCAAGTTTGTAATTACCTTGAAGGGTATCCCCGAGAAGGTGCGACGCTCGATTCTGGAGAAGGTACAGGAGGAGTTCCCTGAGAAGTTTGATATGCTCGGACGACCGCTCCCCAACCCCAAGGGTGACGAGGCGTACACATTGGCTATGTGGGGTGCGTATGCTCAGACATTGACCACCCCGGACGGTACTCAGGTGGTTATGGGTGAGCAGGATGTACGAGCCATCTACGACGATGCACCCCCCGCCGTTCATTCGCAACTCACTAAGGGCATTGAAAGCCTCCGAGAGGACGCGGTAAAGGGCTTCGAGTACGCCGCGCAAGAGGCAGATTTTTTGTCACATGCCTCACCCGAGGGCTAAGTCGGGGGTACGTCTCCCACATCCGAGCGTCTAAAGAGTGGGGTCAGCGTCCAACAGCAGTGTTGATGCGAGATCCCGCTTTTGGGCACCGAGACTGGTATACGGGAGAGGTTTCTGGGGATCAGGACGAGTGGACTGAGTGGGATTACGCTCTAGTCACTGCGTACCAAATCATCCAGGATAACACTAATGCGTCTGGTATCCTCTCGTGGGAGAACGAGTCTGAGAACGTGATGGTTGAAGCTGTGAAGAAGATTGACAAGTTTGAGCAGTCGAGGCAGAACCGCACTAAGGGCTCCGAGAAGAAGCCCTACAAGCCCTCACCGGGTGAGACGTGGGTGCCTCGAACGAAACTCCAGTACGGGGAATGGCCTACTTACAAGGAGTGGGTTGAGGCTCAGATTGCGGAAGAAGCCGAACTGCTACAATAGAAGGGTAGCATTTTAACACATTGAGGCGGTTTTGTGGCTGAGAACTCACTTCTCAAAGAGATCATCATTCGCGCGAAGGCGGAGGGGATCAACGAGGCTTCCAGCGCGTTAGATGTTCTTAAGGTCTCTGTAGACGCCGTAGGTGCTTCCGGGCAAGTTCAGTCCGGACAGATGAATAAAATTAACAAGGCGGTTTACGGTACTTCCAGCGCCGCTAAACAAGCCTCGGCGTCACTCCCAACCCTACGGTACGCTCTGTACGACGTAAGCAATACCTTGGCAATGGCTGGAGCCGCTATGACGGGGCTCACTGTCGCCACGGCGGGTGCCTCGATTACAATGGAACGACAATTCGCGGACGTACTTAGAACCAGCGAAGCGTATCTGGACTCTACGGGCAAATCCGCATCCAACCTCCAGAAAGAGTTTAAGGAACTCTTTACCTCGATGCCGGTGTCGTGGGGGGATCTCACCAAAATCGGCACCCTGGCGGGACAGTTGAATATCGCCAAAGAAGATATTGCTGAGTTTTCCGAGCTAGTGGCAAAATTTGCAGCCACGACAGACGTATCAGTGGAACAGTCGGCTACTGCTTTCGGGCGCTTGTCGCAACTTCTTGACGTTCCGGCAAATGAGTTTGAAAACCTGGGATCGTCTATCCTCGCTGTCGGGGTGAACTCGGTGGCTACTGAGTCTCAGATTATTGCTATCTCGACCCAGCTTGCATCAATGGGTAACTTCGCGGGCTTCTCCGCCGATGAGGTGTTTGGGTTGTCCTCCGCGCTGGCGTCTCTAGGCACTCAGCCAGAGCTTTCTCGCGGTGTAATCACGCGGCTCTTTACAAATATCTCTACGTCTATCTCAGAAGGCGGGGAGCGGCTGGACGCTTTCGGACGACTTGCCGGGACGACAGGGCAAGGGTTCGCCCAGGCTTGGGGGGATGACGCGGCTGGCGCTCTCCTGAAACTTATGCAAGGGCTTGGGGCGGTAGAGGACTCTAAGGCCGTCGAGACTCTGCACGAACTCGGTATCACAGCCTCCCGGGACGTGCCGACGATCCTCCGTCTCGCTCAGAACAACGAGGTGTTGGCTGAATCTCTCCAGGTCGCCGCAGACGGCTACCGGGACGGAACCGCACTCCAAGAACAGTACAGCGTCATCTCCTCTACCGTGGCTGAGAAGATTACCGTTCTTGTCAACAACCTCCAAAACTTCATTGCGACAGTTGGGCAGTCTTCGGGCGCTCTCGGCGGTCTTATTGACGTGGCTATCGCGGTCGTAAAGGCTTTCACGGGACTAATCGACAACCCGATTACAGCAACCATTCTGGGTATCGTTGGCGCTCTGGCGGCTGTTACTGGTCCGCTACTCCTCATGGGGGCGCTCCTGGTACGAGGAACCGCTTCCATGATCGCCATGAAGACCGCCACTGCCGAAGCCGCGGTCGCTATGGGTCTGTACAACTCCCAGGCCGCTGCCATGTCCGTGTCAACCGCGAGACTTACGGCGCAGACAGCTCAAGCTGCGGTAGGGATGAGGGTGTTTGGCGTAGCTGCTCGCTCGGCTTTGATCGGTACGGGTATCGGGATAGCCCTTCTTGCTATTGGAGCCGCGTGGGAGTACGTTGCTAAGTCGATTGATAATGTGAGCGGTTCTCTCGACAAGTACTCGGGGTACTCGGAGCAGTTTAGCCAGGCGTTGAAGCAGGACACTGCTACTTATAAAGAGTCCGGAGAAGCCCTCTTTACCTTTACCTCTCGGATTTCCAGCGTGTCGTCTGAGGAGAAGTCCTGGCAGCAAACGATGGCTACTACGTCGGACATGCTTGGTATTACGGATGACTCGGTGAAGCGGGTTACAAACTCCCTTACCGAGCAGGAGTACGCTTTCGGGAGTGCTTCCCTGGCGGCAGCTAAGTACGCACTGTCACAGGACGAGACTTTCCAGCAACTTGCAAACAACCCCGAGTTCCGGAGAATGTTCGAACTTCTCGGTGCGGACATGGATACGTTTGTGGCAATCGCATCTGAGAAAGGTACCAATGCCGCCGTTGCATACCTGAACGGGCTACGTCAGGAGCTTCTGAATCAGAACTATTCCGGTGAAATCAACCTCGGGTTCGAGGATCTGAACGTGGTCACGTATGGCATGGATCAGTTCTACGGCAAGGTTCGGGACGTTACCTCTGCTCTCTTCGGACAGGTGGAGGCTCAACGAGAAGTAGACACCACCATGCAGTTCCTCGGAATTGCTGCCGATGATGCTTCAGCGGAGTTGGATAACCTGGCCGCCTCATTGTTCGACATTGAAAATGCCATGCTCGGCTCCGAAAACGCTATCTTCAACCTCGGTCAAACCTTGGGGGAGAGTGGCGGAGAGTTCGGGTATTTCTCTGAAGAAGGTCGAGTCGGTATCGCCGGGTTGATTGCTGCGATGGACGCCCTCAATAAAGAGTCCGGCGGTGTTGCCAGCGTCGTAGTTGGGGACTTCGTTGCTCTCCGAGATGCACTCATCCAGGCAGGTATTGGCGGCGGGCAAGCAGTGGACTTCCTGAACGCTAAGATCGCGGAACTTGCAGGCGGGAAGGCCGTAAAGTCATCAGGCCGGGACTTCTCCAACCTGTTTGCGGGTTGGGCGTCCGGTGCTGATCGAGCAGCGAGGTCTACTCGAAATGCGGGGCAGGCCACTCGGGAGGCGCGTGAAGAGGTCCGTACTCTTCTCGACTACGCAGGGGACCTCGCTAAGGTCTGGAACCGCGCCTTCGACATCCGGTTCAGCGGACAGCAAACCCTTGATACGATTACCTCTTCGTTTATCAAGATTCGGGAAGAGGCTGAAGAGGCTCGCAAGCGCATCCGAGACCTGAACAACGACATCTCCTCTCTGAACAGTGACATCAACATCCAGGAATACTTCCTCAGTATCGCTATCGAGTACGGTGATACGAAGAGGGCGGAGGCCATTGAAGCCGACCTGCTGAAGAAGCGTGCGGAACTTGCCGATAAGACGGCGGACCTCCAGAAAGAACAAGATGCGGCAAGCAAGTCTCTCGTAGGCAACTCCAAGGGGGCTATTGAGAACCGCAGAAAGATAACTGACTTGGTGAGCCAGTACCAGGCTCATATCCAGGCGCTTGCGGCTAGTGGTATGTCTCAGGCTGATCTAGCACAGGCTACGGCTAGGCTCAAGGCCGACTTTATGGCACAGGCTACACAGTTAGGGTACAATCAAGGCCAGCTTCAACTTTATGCAGCAGCTTTTGACGATGTTTCTTACGCAATTGGGAACGTGCCACGGGATATCACAGTATCGGCTCATGTGAATCCTGCGATCCAAGCTATGCGGGAGTTCGAAGCACAAGTCAAGAAGTCTATGGATAGTGCTAGGGGGGCTGCGGGTAACCCGATCTCTCCTTCGTTCAACACCGCTAACGCGACACCTGCCGGAACAAACGCCGGAAACCAGTTCTCCGAAGCGTTTAATGCTGCGATGAGGCGTAGGATCGCCAACATCAAGATGCGCTCCGACCGGGGGGATTGGCAGGACGGTATTCAGATTATGGGGGGGTTCGCTTCAGGTGGCTACACCGGAACAGGCGGAAAGTACGAGCCAGCGGGTATCGTCCACAAGGGCGAGTACGTTATCCCGAAGCATATGGTGAACCAGTCCACGGGGCTCCCTTATGCGGACGCACTGGGTCGTCTCTCTAAGGGTGTCTCCACTGGCAACTCGTATGCCAACGGCGGTTTTGTGCGTCAGTCCAGCGCGGCCTCAGTAGTAACCCTGTCCCCCGCTTCTATCCAGGCACTTGCCCAAGCAACGGGGAAGAACCTTATTTTGAACGGTCAGATTATCGCACAAACGACTTCTGACCAGTACGCTTACGACAACAGTATTGGAGCGAACTAAGTTGAGTTTCATCGCAGAGAGCCGCAGGAATAAGCTGTGGTTTGGCACAGAGGAGCGGATGGGTTGGTTCCCTACCCCGAACAGGAGCCCAGACCTGTCTCCTTCAGGGTGGGCTGACGGAGGCACCCTACTAAACGGTGGCGGGTTCCAACTCAACTCTTTTGGGTCTCACAAGGAGTACATCTTTGAGTGGCCCCAGTCTTCTCAGATGCGCTACGCCCAGTTGATGAAGTCGTATGCTGATGGCTCTTTTGGACGCGGCTTGATCTACTTCCTTGACCCGCTCATTTACACGAAGAACGTCCTCCCCGCAATGTGGGCTGACCCTTCGATGGGTGTAGGGTATGAGGGGTCTTCTCTCGTATACGGCGTTGACCCTACGGCTCTCCCCACAAGCAACTGGGAGACCAATGAACTTCCGATCAAGTCTGCTTACTATGATCTCGGATCTATTGCGACTGGATGGCGGGGCAAAGAGGACGCGGTATTCATCCCCGTCCCAGAAGGGTACACTTTTTCCTTCGGGTCGATTCATTCGCAGACTGGACAGGGACGGGTGTACTATCGTACTCAGTCCAAGGCGGGCGCTTTAGGTACGGTTACTGAGGTTACCCCGTTACCTACGAACACTGCTGCCCTAGTAAATACCTTTGTGAGCGGGGTCGATCTTGCTGGAGTCTGGCTGTTTATTGGTAAGGCGGCGGCTGGGGCAGGCTCGGTAACCTTGTCTGCAATGACGGGAAGACTGCTCCCGTCGGTTAAGGCTGTTGTAGCTCCCGTGGCGACGAACCTGTTTACGAACCCACGCCTGGCGGGTAACGGAACCTATGCTGAGGTCGGTCGAAACCTGTTCACGAACCCGCGTCTGGTGGGTGATGGTACGTGGGCGGAAGTGCGTAGGAACCTGATTACGAACCCGAGCTTCGAGGTTAATACGGCTGGATGGGCTACCTCTGACTCTACCGCTACAGTAGACACTTCAACTTTTTACTCTGGAGAATCTTCGGCCAAGGTAGTGACAAGCTTATTCCAGGGTCGAATAGTGCTAGATTTCACGAATGTAGTAGCCTCTAATACTTATACGCTATCAGCTTGGGTTAAGGGTGAATCAGGTAAGAAAATTCAAGCTCAGATATTGGAGTACGATTCCTCCAATACCTTGGTAGGTACGGCAAGTGAGACCCCTGAAATTACAGTTAGTGGTGAGTGGCAACGTATCACCTTATCCCGCACCTTTGGAGCATCCGGCGTAAAAACAAGGGCCACCATTAGAAACCGTACAGCTGGAGCACACACCTTCTATGTAGACGCAGTTCAACTCGAAGTAGGCTCAGTAGCAACCCCCTACTTCGACGGCTCTTCCCCACAAGGCTCAGTAGACCCCGATATGCGCCAACGCTGGCTCGGGGCTGAGAACGCGAGCGAATCAGTCATGGAGATTGAGCGGGTGCGGGGGCTGACTGCAACGAACTGTGTTGCGGGGGTGTCCACGAAGGGCGGCAAGCCTGCTGTGAGACAGACCCCCACGTCAGCGTCTACCAACGACTCTTTCATAGCACTGAGTGGGGTATTTGCGTCAAATCCAAGCCTAGCCGGATTAGGTACCCTGGTCGGGAGTGTAAATCTTGACGCACCTCTGACTGGATCTCTACGCGGGAGCCGTCTGTCGCTATATGTTGCCCCTCCTGTACACCAGGAGCAGGCTCAAAATACGGCAGGAGCACACAACCTACGTAACGTATTTTCTGGGCTTACAGGGTCACCATTTGCTCGGCTGTCGCACGGTGGTTCTCTGGGCTCGGGTGACGTGTGGTGGACTGACATCGGCCTGTTCGCAGGCTCCTACGACGGACCAGCGTTTAACGGTTCATCCGGACCGATCTCAATAGGGCCCCAGTTAGCTACGACTGAATGGGACGGCGCTACAGACAACAGCACGTCTACCGCGTACTCCACTTCCACGGAACTTATTAACGTTCGAAAAGGGCCGTGGATTGGAGGACAAGGACACAGCGGATGCCGGTTCATCGGTAAACCCACGTACTCTCCGCTCTCCCCTATCAACGGGGGACAGGTCGGGTTCTCCGCTTCGTTCAAAGAGGTAGGATCGTGGGTGAACGGGTAAATGGGTTTTCGACTACTTATAGATGGCCGAGATTACGAGGCTCAAGACTTCAGGGTTCAAGAAGCGGCGACACCTCTAGCTGCTGGGGACTCCTCCGGCTCAGTGGGTACTATCTCCTTTAGTATCCCGCAACCTGACCCTGACATCGCTCCGAACCACCCTATCAACCTGTATGGCGTGAACTATCTCCTGAAGAAGCACGTCCGCTTGGATGACACCCGGAAAGGGTTTTCCCTCGGGCGAATCTCTTCAGTACAGCGGAGCCTCAACTCGGCGTTGATAAATGTGACGGCACTCTCCCGGCTGGGAGAACTTAACGTATACAACGTGCAAGCAAATCCGTTCGTCGGCACACTAGATGACGCATTCCAATACTATATGTCGCTGGCTAACGTCACGTTCGACTTTGCCACTGACCCCTCAGTAGCTACCAAGCCAGTAGTATTCCCTGGTTGGGGTGGCGAACTGTGGTACCACCTGAAGCAGATGGCGGCTGCGGTTGACTGTGACGTTTCCCTGGTTTCTGGGGTTATCCTCCTTCGACCTATTAGGGCTCGGGTAGCTACTCGTGGCCGGGACATGGATCGCAACTTTCAGTCTGGAGGGGGAAACCTCGCCCAAAGCATTGAAGTAATCCAGTACAACAACCGACCTATCACCAATACACTTGTATACCCTATTGGGGGGTGGAGTGAAGAGGTCTCGACTATTAACGTGAACTCTGGTGAAACCGTGGAGCAAATCCTGGAGCTATCCGCCTCAGTTACATCCATTCAACAGCCCGTAATGCAGACCTTTGTTTCCCGGGACTACAGTGCGTCTTCCGTATTTACCGTGGTTGGAGATGACGGATTACCGATCACCCCTACTCAGTGGACGAACTTTGGCGGATCCCTTAGAGTGGACGTAAACCAGAACACCACTTCCCTTACTGTAACTATTACCGCTCCGACCGGAATACCTAATAAGGACGGTAATGAGATCGGAGTGTATGGTATCGCGCTGTCTTCAGATGAGTCCACCGGACGGTACTCAACCCTACGCATCGTTGGGTCAGGGGTGGCGTTCAACAAGAAGTCGGTACTCATCCCAACAGGGGTGACCCCTTCCGAAACCGCAACAGAAATCGGCGTGACTATTGATAATCCCTTCCTGAGTGAAGCGGACGAAGTATACCGGACGGGTCTTCGAGCAGTCCGAGGGTACAATGGCACCGCTATGTCGATTAGCGGAACCGTAGTTGCTGTCAACCAGCTTGGCGACACCGGGGAACTCGTACTCAAGACTTACGGGGAAGTGCAAACCTCCTACGCAGGTATGACTTACGGGCAAGTTCAAACCCTGAATGCTGGGCAGACGTATACTCAAGTCCAGGAAGCTTTTAACACGGGGGCTGACGAGCTATTCGAAAACCAGGTGTTCGGGAATGTCAACGGTGCTCGAATATGGGACAAATACAGTGCTCGCTGGTATCGAATCCGGAACGGGACACTCCCTCCAGGCGGAATCCAATTCGACGCGGAAGACGACCTCACCCATGGTGATAACCAGCAATTCCTCCAAGGGCTCACTTACGCAAACGTACAGACACGGTATACTGGTCTTACATATAATGAAGTGGACTTGAGAGGGCTGCGGCAGTGACGGACATATTCCCGCGGAGAAACCTGCCTCCGAGAGCAGAGCAATGGGGGAGGGCGATTGAGGGGGAAATTACTTCCCTAGAGCGACTGCAAACTCAAGACTTGCAAGGAGAGGGGAACTGGGGTCGCGCGGCAGCGGGAAGACTTGCGGTCCTCTCTACAAGCGTTGAAGAGGTAAGCAACCGGCTTTCTACCAGTATACAACTCGATACGATGTCTGTCACGGGGTCTGCCACTTTCGAACCTTTCCCTCGGTTGAATCAGACTGTAACCTTCCCCGCAACAAACGGTAATCGAACAGCCCGGGTGGTCCTCACCGGAAACGTGACAGAATCTACTCCGACGCAATCACGCCTATACATATACCTTATCCATAATGGTGAGGTTCTGAGTGCGGCTCAGGTACAACCATCTGCCCCCGCTTCAACTCCTGCGGAATGGCAGAATGACGCCCCCGCTTTCATACTTGGCACCTTGCGCACTGAGAGCGGAGTACCCACGCAGGTCACTGTCCGGATAGTCCGAGGAGCGGATGAGTTTACCCCTGGAACGTCTACGATGGAACTGGTTTCCCCCGTAATCACACTTACCCGGTCGGGGGTGGCGTAGTGCCGGTGCTTCCTCCAAGAAATCTTCCCGTGGACGCGGACGAATGGGGTCGAGAGGTGGAATCCAGAATATCCACTGCTCAAAATGAAAGACTCGCAGTTTCGGGAACCCTCTCCAACGTAGAGAGATCCACCTCTGGTCAGTTAGCGGCAACCGAGATCCAGGTTGGCGAACTTTTGAACCAGGTCACGCAAACCGTAAACCCCGGCGGATTCTCGGTAACAGGTAGTTTGAACACGGAGCCATATAACCGAGCTAGTATCACAATTACTTTCCCCCCCGTTCCTGGGAATAGGTCCGCATTTCTGAGCATTGGAGCGGTTATCCACAACTCTGTGGCGACGCTTTCTAGTTCCGTGGTGATAGTCAGCTACTTAGGCACCGTAATTATGAGGCAAACACCCCTCCCAAGCGGGAATAGCCTCTCTGACCCAGTGGAGTCTCAGGGGAATGGTATTTTCTCTGACTTCGCACGAATCCAAACCTTCAGCGACACTCCCGTATCCGTGGTGCTGGAGGTAGTCAGGCGGGGGTCTGCGGAGTCTACTGTAACTGTCAGTAACATCAGGGCGAGTCTAAGTAGGTCAGGATCGTGACAAGAATATTTCCCCCAAGGAACCTGCCTGGCGAGGCTGAGGAATGGGGTAGGCACGTCGAAGATCGTATTGGGCTCATCGAAGGTATAAACTCCTTGGCTTCTCAAAATACAGACAACGGTGGGAGGTTCACTGGCGGGCAGATCTCGGTCTTTAGTTCTCAGGTCTCTGAGCAAGTCGATAGAAATACTATCAGGATAACCGCTCCAGACTTGTCGGTTACTGGTAGCGGCACCTTGGAGCCTTTTCCAAGAGCGACGATGGTAATGCCCTTCTCAGCCCCAGGAGGATCTAGGAATGCCCAGATAGAGATTTACGCCAAGTATACGTTATCTGCGCCTGGTGACGTGGGTTTGTACGCATACCTAACCTACGAGGGGCACATCGTCTCTAAGTTGCGTAACTCTCAGATAACTAACGACGGGAACCCATTCTTTACCCCGGAACCTTGGATGTTCAAAGGACTAACAAACGTCAGGCTACCCGAAGACGGTTCTGGGTCTTTCTCTTTGACAGTTATTCGGGTGGGATTTACCGGGGATGTCTCAACCGAGACACTTACTGGTCTTGAACTGTATATCACTCCTTTCCAACGGGCATGATAGTGTATAATAGAGGATATGGCAACTACTTCTCCTGATAATCTTCGGACTCCTAATCCGGGTGATCCGTTCAACCTTGTCCCCGACCTGGCGACGCTTGCCAACGATGTTCAAAACGCCTTGAACAACAAGCAATCGAACGTATTTAAAGGTACCGCCGCTCAACGTGCGGCTTTCCTCTCTACTGCGATAGACGGAATGCTTTGGCAGGACACTGACGGCATAAAAATGATCTGGCGCAAGGACGGTGCGAACTGGGTTCCTGCGATATGGCGTTGGGCGGGCACTACCGCTCAGATGAACGCTTTCACTCAGGCTCCTGAAGGTTTTGAGTGGTTCAACACGTCTGATGGACTAAACTATATCAGAAGGTCTGGGGCGTGGTCTATCTCTACGGGGATGGGTACCCGGGTAGTAAAGACCTCAAGTACGCTTACTCTACCCGGAGGTGCTTATACTGACCTCGGTCCGGGGTTCGTACTGGATCGGGCTGCGCCGGGGATCTCCTGGACATCTAATAGGTTTGTAGCCACTTCTGCCGGGAGGTACGCCCTCACAGGACTGGTCCTAATAACCACCCCCACAGGGTACTTATTCACCCCCAGTAGTACCGCAGTTGTAACCTTCCCTACCTCCACTTACGCATTTTCCTCCGCGTCATCTTCGGCCGGAGAAATGGGCCTGTCTTTCAACATTGAAATGGACCTCACAGCAGGGGGAAGTGTTTACCTATCCGGTCTCCCCGGTGGTGGATCATCCGGAACTTTGCGAGGCTCTACTTCTCTAATGAAGTCCTGGTTCGAGCTTAGGAAGGTCTCCTGATGCCCCGTAACACGCTTGAAGTTACGGAGCAAGCCGTCGCTCTTTGGAGGTCTCTGCACGGTAATGAGTCCCTGGATCAACAATGCCAACGGTTCGATGGGTACTACTGGCAGTGGGCGTGGGCGGGTTCTGAGAAGGGTATCATTTCCTACCCAACTGCAACAGCCGCAGCAAATGCATCGGTTATGTACTCCAGAGACATCAACGAGCCCGGGGTTCAGCCAGGAGACCTAGCTAACTGGTGGTGGAATCCAGAGGGTCACGTAGGTACCGTTATAGGACGTGACGAAGGTGGCGTACTTGTGTCACATACTTCGTCCAAGGGTGATACTGTTGCTAGCTTTAGCAATAATGTGAAGATTTCGCACGCTGACACTATCGGCCTGAAATTTCGTGGCTACTCTGCCACAAATGGGGCTAACGCCCGCAGAACAGGTCTCGCCCCTTGGCCCGACTCAACCAGTAGTTCCGCAAAATTCGCGGAGGAAGAAGACGATGACATGCCAGATTCAATGTACGCAGTAGTTGACGGGGTGCCCTCTTGGTGCATTCTTAACTGGTCCACAGGGAAGCTCTATGCAGTCCACTCTCAGGCGGAAGCTGACTGGATGGGTGCTTACATGGGGAGCGTGAGGATGGACCTCTCTCGGGCCGTCTACAACGGTCAAGCCGTCACGGATGGGGGCAGCGCGCTCTATAAGAATAAGCTTGCCATGTTTGGACTATTGGCTCCATCTCCTCGTATTATTAACGAGGGTTCTTTGTCTGATGAAGACTTGAAGCGCATTCGTGAACAGCTAGATGCAGGGCTATCGGGCCTTACTTTGAAGGCGGTTTGAATTGCGTAAATATTTATCTCTGAAGTTCTGGGACTACGCTCTAGAACGCGCCCTAAAAACGGCTATTCAGGCTCTCTTCGTAGGGGGTTTGATTGGTGGAGGCCTCTTCGACCTTCCCTGGGCGGAGATCGGCTCCCTAACTGGAGGTATGGCGCTCGCCTCCATCCTGACCTCGGTCCTTTTTTACAAGGGGGATGGCAGTGATGATCCGGATGACACGTCCATCGGTAAGCACTCCGCTTAACACCTAGAAACACAAAAACCCCCTGCCGTATTTGACAGGGGGTTCTTTGTATTACACGTTCCGCATATTGGTCACGTCTTGTCTCGTGTTGCCGCGAGTCCAAGTCTTACACACGTTGCACTGGTACTTCTGGTAAATGCCGTTGAGAGTTGCTGCGAATCCTCGCTTCTGCAAATCGTTTGACCCACAGTTTCGGCACAGGTTGTCTCCGTAGGTAACGGGGTGAGGCATCTTGATCCAAGGCTTGAGTTTTTCAAACATCTCAACCAGGAGGTCAACATCCTTCTTCTGGTACGTTCGGAACTTCTTCCAAGCCCGCTCATCACCTGCGAGAACTCCCTTCCAGAGTTCAAACCCCCCAGTGTCAACCTTGGTGTCTCCGATGATCCGGTCAGCAACGAACCCAAGTTTTCCACTGTAGAAGGTTGCGTTCTTCCGGACTACCCGGTAGAGGTCTACTTCTTTGTACGGCGACGGGGGATCGATACCCTCCTTCATAAACTCACTGTTGACTTTCTTGGTATCAAAGCTCTGCCCGTTGTAGCTCACTACTACATCTCGGTCAGAAAGCCAGTCCCGGAGAGAGGTAAGCATGTCAATCCGACCCGGGCGTTCATCTACGACCTGCGTAGTCTTTCGTTCGTAATCTCGAACCCCGTAACACAGGAGTCTAGCATCCTCTACCAACATCTCATTCGGCAAATACTTCGGGCGCTGCGTCCAAGTGTAGGTTGTGTGGGGAGACCATTCGGTGTCCCAAAACCCGATTTTCAAGTCAGTCATGTCTCTCTTTTCTCTCGTGGTACAATTGAAATACGCTCTTCAGATTGGAGGTAACCGTATCTCTGGCTTAGCCCTCGGCTAGTCGGGTTCGCCCTTCTGACTGGGGGCTTTGTCGGTTCTATCCTTGAAGGAGTCTCTTTGTCTATTGTTGTCTACACGAAGCCTGATTGCGTTCAGTGTACCCGAACCTTCGCTTTGCTAGACCGAAAGAATATCCCCTACGAAACCGTAGATCTTATGGAGAACGGTGACGCTCTCGTAAAGATCAAGGAACTCGGTTACCTCCAAGCCCCCGTGGTGGATACGGGTGAAACTCATTGGAGTGGTTTCCGCCCGGATCTGATTAACTCGCTGACTGCGTAGCCTTCCACGCCGCAAAAGTAATAGGGTAGTGCTCTTCAATGAGGAGTGCTACCTTTTTTGCTACCTCCTGGATTTCATGCTGAGGATGTCCTGTAGAGCCGTCTCGAAGGCGCAGGAAGTTGAACCATGCGAGAAGGTTACCCGTGAGGTATGCGGATGTGTAAATGCTTACCGGGAGTACGTTACGGGCTACTTCGGTGGCGATACCGTCGTCCAGACTTCTCTGATAAAGCTGCCACGAAAACTCTGCTGCGTGGCGGTGGAAAGCCTGGGCACCGTCGATTTGGTCCTCCCACCCGGGGTGGAGATCAGGATGAGCCCCACTCCCTGCATTCACCAACGGCCTGTCCTCGCTTGGAACGTAGAACACGGGCTCCAGTTCCTTGTACCGTCCGGACTCACTGTTCTTAGCGAGCGTTCTGTGGGTGTAGATCTGCCTCATCACGAACACGGGTGCGTGGACTCTAACCGTAAGGGTGCAGTGTTCAAAACAAGAAGTGTGGCCCTCTCGCATCAAGTAGCCGATCAGACCTTCAATTTTACCCTGGTCAAGTTGGTCTTTCCCGGTAGAGATCCTAGCAGCCCTAGCCACCGTCTCATCGCTTCCCATCTTGTCAATGAACTCGACACACATCTCACTTACGAATTTAATTTCAGTCAAGAATCGTTACCTCTACTTCCTCGTCTTCCCAAACACTGTACCCGCCATCGTTCTCATCAAGAATATAGTAGCGGGGGTATCTTGGGTCTTCTGCGTAAACTTGCGTATGTGAAAACGTCATCTCCGGGTAGAAGTCTTCGTAACCGTCCGTCCAGTCAAACGTAATCTTCTTGCCCTTGAGGTCAGCCCAGTCAGCGTGACCCTTCTTGATAACCACGTTACTTGGTTTCTCCCGTTTCTGGCCGGGGAAAATCTTCAATGTCTTACCGTCATCTTGAATACTCAGTACAATCCCGTTTTCAAAGGCATCGTACTTCTCGAACTCCCGCCCCTCATCTGTGACTACCGTAATTCGAGTAACCTTTCGAAGGTCTTGACTGTCGATAATATCAGTTTCGTAGAACATATTACTCCTTTCTGAAGAGACTTATGGTCGGCTTGTGCTTTTCTCGGCGGAGGTACGAGATGCAGTGGGCCAATGCTGACCTTGCATCATCAGCGTCCTTGCACCCTACGTCTTTACCCGTAATGTAGTAGCCGAGATCCTTGTACTTCTTAAACCAAGCGTTTCGGTTCTTCAGTTTCTCCGCCTTGGAATCGCCGCCCATGAAATACTGTTGGCTCGGGGATACCCAAGTCGGTTTAATTCCGAGAGCTAGGATTGCGCCCTCGACCCGGAGGGGTTCTAATGCTTCCGTCCGATAGGAAAAGCCTGCGTTTGCGGAGCCTCGGGCGGTGAACTTCTCTGCTAGTACCTTTGTATCTCCATCTAGTGAGATTCCACCCACCCCAAGAGTTACAGGGAGGAAGAGTCTCGACTGCGTTACACCGTTTACGTGGATGTAGTCGGTATGACAGTGCTTCAGAAACCCCTCCACACCCCCCTCAATCTGAAAGGCGTGAGTGACGCGGAACGGTTCAGTGTCGGAATAGGCTCCTACGATCACTCCAGAACTTTTGCCAGGATCAATACTGATTAGTGTCTTCAAGGCAACCCCTTCCGCTACAAGCCCCGCAGCACCCGTGAACACCCCAGGCGTTATCCCCGTATCGCTCTTGCAGGAACTCTACCTGGTCGAAATCTGAATGGCCTACGCCACACGGACAAGTTCGCTCGATACGACCACCTGCATGACCTTCTCGGAAAGAGTAAGGCCAGTCCCCCCGGTTTGCAGCAGTGTCGCTCGGGGTATGGACGATACAGTTACGGTGCTCGCACGCGCTTCGAGGGTGGATGTTTCTGAACGTGATGTTACCATTCACCGTCCAAGTGTTTTCCTTTTCGTTGAAGATGCTGTTACTCAAAACGGAACCTCCTCTCCATTTAGCACTTCGATACCGACAATATCTGAAGTTCTACGGGTTGTCAAGTCCCCTACGTTCCCGTAATCATCTTCGCCATACTTGGACAAAGACTCCATTATGAGTACAGCAGGGTTTCCTACCCAGAGTTCAGGCAAGATATAAAGCGTGTGCCAGTTGCCATCTCCTCGCTTCTCTGCCGTAGGGTTCAATCGACGCACCTTCCCGTGATTGATCTCGTAAGTCGAACCGCTCCACGTCTCAAATACGCAGACGGTTTCCTCAGTTATTTTCATTTTCATCCTTTCTAATGGTTTGCATCTCTCCACGAGCGACCTATGCCCTGACTCACTGAGAACAAGAGTGGAAAACCCACTCGATTCTTGGGGTCAAATTCTACCTCCATACATTCACGTACAGTGGCGATATCAGAGTCAAGAGTCTTTTCACTAAGTTCCAGAAGAAGCTCATCATGGATTACAGCCCTCATCGCACGAAGCCAGTAATCCCCCCTCCGGGCGAGACGAACTAAAGCTTCCGCCATCATCAGTCTTGTCACCCCTTGGCCCGCCAATCCAGGGGCTTGGGTCCAGGCTCGTTCCTTGTCAACAATCAGTCTACGGCCATTAGGCATTTCAACATACCCATGAGCCTGAGCAAACTCGACAACCCAGTCTTTGAACTTCTTCAGAAACTTATACATCTCGTTAAAGGAGTCAATCATCCCGTAAACAATATTCAGGTCGTAACTAGGGTTTCCGGACCGTTTAGCTGCCTTATTAAGGTTTCCCTGGAGAGTCTTACCCCCAATGTTGTATTGAAGAGCCAAACCCGCTAGTTTAGCGTCCGCCCGGAGAGGTGGTCGAAGGTCCTTAGACATTTCCTGCCCTTGAAGATACATCTCTTCTCCGAAAAGAGCAACCCCTGTCATGTTGTGCCCGTCGTGAATCTCGTTGCCATCTTCGTCAAGCTCGGTGAAGCGTTTAGCGAACTCGTGATCGCCTGACAAGGATGCCATAGCTCTCGCATCCGCGTTAGAGTAATCGAACCCCGCAAGCTTGTTACCCTCTGCGGCAATGAATATCTCCTTGTCGATGTCTCTTCCGCCGTTAGATCCGAAGATAGTGATTCCAGGATTCGTGAAACTCCATCTAGACGACCGTTGAAGAGCCGTGATACGAGGGTGAACCCGTCCGTCCTCTTTAGTTTCATCCAAAGTAAGTTGAGCCAGCGTTCTTTGACCTTTAAGAATAGCCAACTGCTCTGCGAACTCCTCCGCTTCGGGTGAAACGCCTTCACAGAGATCCTTAAGTGCATCCCCTCCGAGAGACAGATTCCCCGTAGCGGTGCGTTCCCAATCTGGGTTATTTTCCTCTGTAATCCCGAAGTCCTCTAGAACCTTAAAGATGACGTTCTTTCCTTCAGTGGAAGCCCACGGAGACTTGCCAGATGTCGGCATCCCGTACTCTTCTACAAGCCAAGAGAGAACTTCCTCCTTGCGAGCAGCTTGTTCTTCGACCCGCTTCTTTCCCCACTCTTGATCTACAAGGATGCCGTTCCTCGACATTTGAGCCATGATGGAAGCAACCTCAAGTTCAAACCAGATAGCTTCTCCACTGTACTCCTGTATTTTGGCTTGCTCCTGAAGCTTAGGGAGAAGTCCCCGCACAGAAACAACGTCCTGAATCATATATTCTACAAACGCCGGATCGTCCAAAGGGATGAGGGAAAAATCCAGATCCCTAACAAGAGTCTTCGGAGGGTTGAACTTCTTCGCCAGTTCTTTTAGGTCTCCAAACTTCCCGGGAACTCCTAGTTGATAGCAAAGATTGTCCAGGGAAAGGAACTTCATCGCCCGTTCAGGAGCCGAAGCCCCATAAATATCTTGACCCTTTGAGTTTGTATATTTGTAAGGCGCTGGGTACACCATGCTTGCAATTACGAAAGTGTCCAAAACCTTCCGGTCCCGGGCTAGGTAGTATGGCTCTGTTGAGTCCTGCCCAAAAACCCACCCAAGGTCCGCGCTGATGATGTTGTGCCCTACAATATAGTCTGCCGACCGGATAATTTCCCGCATCTCTTCTACGTCATAACAAAACTGCACCTCCCCCTGCCCCCAAGAATACTGCATCACTCGCACGAACTCTTCTGCTGGCATTGACCATTCAAGACCTCCGTTATGAGTTTCACAGTCAAAAAACAGGTACTTTTTACTCATCCAAAACCTCCGCCTCTACAAACTCCGCCGTCAATACGTCCCCGTCTTCAAGCCTTGGAGCACTTGCCCAAATCTCAGTTTCAAAGTCTGGGCAATCTCTTAGATACTTCGGAACGTATTCCCCTGCGTCAGCGGGATGACACGCATCTCCAATGTACTCGTAGAAATCCTCTTCGTCAATCTCTACTTCAGTTTCAATTTGAACTTCTACTATTCCCGTAAGTTTAACTTTCACCGTGAACCTCCTTATTGTGTAGGTCAGCCATTTTCTGCAATTTGTTGTAGTTTCCATTACCGCGCTTATCGGTTGACCACCCCCCATTCAATCCCGCAAGTAAGACACTCTACCAAGATTGAATTAGTGTACCCATCATAAGTAGTCCACACAGGGGGTCCAAGTGAAACTTTAGCTTTACTCATCTTCCACCCACCTTTGCTTCTGAGTGAACTCTCGGTACTCGGGGTCGTCCCAATCTCTGCCCAACCCATCGTAAAAGAATCGTGACTTGTCTAACTTCTTGTTGAGGAAAACCCAAGACTTGAAGAGAAGCAACCCCCAAGCCCAGCCAATCCACTGAACCCACTTGACCCCGGTAGGTTCGTAGTGTCCGTTACGCGGGTTGTCTGCAAGTGCCTCCCATGTGAACGGGATTTTCATGCCGTACTTCTTAATCTCCACCGTGAACCTCCTTATTGTGTTCGTCTACTTCTCGCTGCAAGTCTTTGTAGTTGGTTGTGAAACGGTCATCGTCTCGCCAACCCCAGTTCGTTGCGCACTCGTGGCAAATAGCGTAGATCGTGTAGTATCGGTCGTTAATTGTCAGTAGTGTTTGTTCAATTTTTGCGTACAAATTCATCTCCTTCGCAACCCGTAGTCGTATCAAAACAGCACGAGCATATATAGCACTCTACACACATTGCATATAGAAAGTCATTTTCTTCTTCATCTTGCCAGTCGTGACTCGGATTCAACTCTTTACCGTTCCGGCATGACCGTTCAGACCAAGCGGTGGGCTCCCCGTTAAGTTCCGAGCATCCGTGGCAATGGGGTGGCCCTAATCTCGGTACGCAGTTACATTCAAAATGTTTCGATTGGTTCACGCCAAATCCTCCGACTCCTCAAGCACCTGCTGGTTAATTTCTTCCACCGCGTCCTGGCCGTGAATCTGAGCCACGATACGGCGCAACTGCTGACGGCGCTTCTTCAGCCCGCCCACGGCACGAACAGCCTTGCGTCGCCAATCGCCCGCTTCTTCCTGCATACCGTTATCGTCCCAGACTCGGATCTGATCCGCAATCTCACGGTGGAGCGTGGTCGCCAGGTACAGGCTATGCTCTGCGCCGTGCTTACGGACGAACTCCTTAAAGTCCTCGTCGTTGTGCGAAGCGTTCTTAAAATTATTCAGTTCGTCAGTTACTTCATTAAAGTATTCAATTTCGTTCTCGTACATATAGTTCCTTTCTCGGTGTTTCAATAGTAAAGGGGCACCTGATCCTTTGTCAAGTGCCCCGAGCGGACTACCCCTGGTTTATCTCCGCTATCTTATCGGTCAGTTCCCCCATATGGTCATACAGGTACTTCCGAATCTGCGTCGCAGTGTGCCGATCAAGGAAGTCGTCAAACTGTCTAGCAGCCTCCCGGTAAGGGACTGCCAAAGAACCGTCGTACTGTTCCGAGGAGTATATGTACGCCTCCCGAACAGAACTTAGACTCGGTATGTATTTTTCGGTCATTCTTCCTCCCACTCCTCGTCGTCATACCCCTTGAGCAATTCTTCAACGCTCTTCTCTTCGCCCTCTGGCGGAACCGCAATACCGATCACGTATACTTGCCACCAGGCTTTAATCCATCGGAACATTCTTCCTCCTTCTATAGCTCTTGCCAGCTTCTCTACACGCATCACATCTGCACCTCCCGCTAAAGTACCCCGCAGGGGTGCCGTGCCTTGGGTCGCCCTCCGGGAGATCCACCCTGGGCATTTTCTTTCTTCTCACCCTTGCTCTTTCGTGAGAGTTCTTGAGGCATTCCCTACACGACCTCTTGCCTTTAGAGCAAGTCCCCGTGTTATCAGGTGTGTACGGATGTCCGTTCCGGCAGTGAGTAGCATTAAGGCCGGGGTGCAGCCCATTTCTGATAGTGTCTGCAACATTGTCTTTTTGAGTACCCCACCGCAGATTATCTACTACGTTATTCGTCTTTTCGTCATCCCAATGCAGTACGAATGGGTGCCCGGCTGGGTTTGGGATAAATGCCTCCGAAACGAGCCGATGGACTCTTCGGTTTACTCTTTGCCCGGGACGCGAAAGCTTAACCTCCGGGTACCCGTAATCCGTGAGTTTCCCCTCCATGAGCCTCCCCCGATAAAATCGAACACCTCCATCAGAGGTTTGAAATCTCCGGTCAAGACTTCTGACTCTTCCAAGCGAGGATACTTCATAGAAGCCCTCCCAACCCACTACGGGTCTCCACTCCTCATACTCCTCCATTAAGGGCATACTTCACTCCTGACTTACCTTCCTCTAACCTATTCATCGTACCGCTCTCAACTAGATAGGTCAAGAGACTGTCCAGTTCCCGGCTGTCCTTCTCGATGAAGTTACGGAAGCGGTGGAACAAGCGTGTACGTGTCACGGTGCCTCCCTGGGATGAGACCCAAGCCTCAATCTCACTGGCTCGACGCTGGAAGTCCCCGGCGCTTACCATCCCCACCACAGTATGAAGGTTGCGATTCCACTCCTCAGCCGCCCGAATAGCGTGCAGAGCGTCTACCATTTCAATAGTCTCGCTGCTTCGGTAGAGTGCGCAAATCCCAGCACACTTCATCATCGTCTCTGCCAGACGGGTGAGCGAGGGGTCAATAATGTCGAAATTCTCCTTCCCCTTAGCGAGGTCGTGAGTTGCCTTATACGCTTCCGACAGCCTCTTCATCACCCCCGGGGCTGGCTTCAGTGCAATAGGTTTATCGAGGTGGACCACTGCGGCCATAAGATCAGACGCCAACTCCGTAATTTCTGGGGCGCTAGTATCAAAATCTTCTACGTCCTCACTGGTGTCTATGTCGAGCATAAACCGCGACCCGTCATCCTTGGGCGGATTTCCGATGACCCAGTTTACCCGCGCCATGAACCCAGTCTCAAACATATCCGCTGTAACTACCTTTGTTACCTTGTCAGGGGTGCCCCACATCGACATATTAAAGCTGGTCAGTGCGGTCTTGCCACGCAGTTCCTTCATGGTGAGCTTGTTGGAGCCCTCCACATACCCGTTGTACCAACTGGTGATCTTCTCGTCTAGGCCAGTCTTCCAATCCCGAAGACCCAGTGTGGAGAAGAACCCTGCCGCCTCATCCGAGGAGAACAGCGACGCCTTCCGATCTCGGTCAAGGAGCGCTGCATGGAGCCCTTGCGGAGAAGAGTCCTCCCCCAGACTGAATGGAATGCCGCCTTCGTTGTCACCCTCGAATACCGTCCGGAGAACAGAATCTCGGAAGCCGCCAACGACACTCTTTCCCGTGCCTGAGAGCCCCAGGTTGATATGCCACAGATTCAACCCCATTTTATGAGTCTTCGACAGTGGAATGAACCCCTTGAATGAAAAGGCCATAGCCGCCATAGTCCAAGCTGCTGATCTGAAGTAGGGCATCTGGTCATAATTTAGTGACTTCGCCACCTGCTCCACACGATCCACAAACGTAGGCCGAGTCTTCAGGTACTCCCGTTCTTCCTCGGTGAGAAGGTCGAAACTGGTTGGCTTGCCCTTCGCCTCAGCTTCCCGCTTTTCCTCAATGGCAGGGTTCTCCCGAGTAGGTTCGGGTGTATGGCGAGCGTCCTGAATCCGCTTTGCGGTGAATTCAAGGCTCCACTCACGGGATAAGTCCCTAGTGCCTGGGCAGTTCCAGAGAATACTCAGAATACGGTTGTCGTCCTCAGTCTCCTTGACGAGTGCCCCGAGGAGCTTCGAGAAGTCAGCCTTCGTACCTGGAGAGGTGACCAAGGTATCCGGGACAGAGGCAGGAACCATTGCGATGTTGTACTCGGGAAGATTCTTGAACAGTTCAGTCGTCTGACCGTACTTCTCAAGACCACCAAGAAGAGCCTCCTGGAACTTGTACTGCCAAGCACTCTCCGGGGTGGTATGGTTCTCCGCTGGACGGTTCATCCACGCCTCTTCAAGCGCCTCTACGAGATCAGGTACGCCCGGGTTGCCCTCGCTGCCGAGACGAATTGCCTCATAAGTCGCTGACACCATATCAGAATGACCCATATCGTCCTGGATAGCCTTGATCGCACGGCGAACCATGACGTTCGGCTCACCTGGAGTCAGAGAGTCGTACCAGTCCTTGATAGTTCCATCAAAGCCCTGAACCGACCGCTCCTTAACCTCGTCCAGAAGCCACTCGGGGGCAAGATGCAGTTCGTCCCGGTTTGGAACGTCTCCTACCCACATCACCCATGAAGAGCCTGCCCGCCGGTCCACCCCCTGCATACCTCTGTAATTCGATTGCCCATTAAGAGATACCCCTTTCGGAGCCAGGTAGATAAGGTGTGACCCTCCGGTTCCGGTCTCGTATGAGAAGGGGTTCCCCAGGTCGAGCCATGCAGTGTCGAGTTCATTCCAGCCGTCCTTGCCATTCTTAGTATCTACGTCCGCTACAGCGATGCCGCTCTTGCCGCAAGCAACACCAACCTGGGCATTCGGCCACTTTGCCCACCAATCCGCGAGGACATTCGGATCAAGTGTTGCGTCGAGGTGCCCGTTTGGAGTGTAGGGCTTCTTCTCGTTGTCAGCCGTATGATTTACGGGGAAGCAGTACATCCCCTGCTCGCTGAGTGCGAGTACCTTTTCTACGTTCGCCAAATCAGGCTCCTCTCTTTTATTTTGGAAATTTTCCTAATCCTCCCACGTATCTCCGTAGGTTTCAAGTATCTCCTTAGCCCACGCTATCTTGTCTTTAACACGTTGGCCGGTGGGTTGGGTTCTACTCCAAAGCTCTAGATTCTCAGGCCTATTGTCATCTTTAACGCCATTAAGATGATGAACGTTCTCTTCTTTAAGAAGTGTCCGGCCAATTTTTTCCTCCATCACTAAGATGTGCTCCATCACATAAAAATTTGACTTACTCTTCCGGTCTTTTACCCTGGGGTGGTTAGGGGCGTACACCTGAACGTATCCCCCCGAATGTCTTGCCCTTCCGCCTTTCCAGTGAGGATTGTTACTAAGATGGGTGTCCCTACACCTCCAACACTCCGCCGACCTCTCCCATAGGGGGTCTCCGCACTTCGGGCATGGTTTCTTCCGAGAGATTGCGCGACATTTTGGACAGGATTTATGCCTGCTGGACGGAACGAATTCCATCTGGCAGGTGGTACATTCTCGAATTGCTTTTTCCATTGTTTAAGTATATCACATATCGTCCACAAGGTTAGTGGCGTATCATGTAGGGGCAGTTTTACACCATACCCAGGGTGTTTGGGGTTACCGTCCGAGTAGGTTTCCGCAATCGGCCTTTCCCGTCGAACACTATTTCAACCCCGTTGAGCAGTTTACCATCGTGCCCAGGATGCCAGAGTCTTCAGCTACCGTCCGGAAGTGGGTGTCTCTGGGGATCTTCTAGTCTAGCAGGTCACTGTCGAACCGCTACTGCGCCTTCTCGTCCAAATGCTGCCGCCATAGCAGACTTGAACCCGTTAAAGCCTTGCAGGGGACGCCCTCGGTCATCTCTAAGCACCTTCCCGTCGTAACCCACAAGCTTCCAAGGGGTTACATCAACTCCCGTGTACCTCTTAGCCATTCTTCTCTCCTATCTTGTAAGTGATGACAGTGGCTTGACCGGCTAGAAAGGCTCCTCCTCGTCATCCGAAGCCGATCCTCCGCTCTTCGACTCCAGCACAGTCAGGTCGCCGTAAGTCAGCGTAATGCCGAGCTTCGAGTCACCGTTCTTATCCTGGTACTCTCGGACTTCCTGCTTCGCACCATCGAGGCGAATCTTGTCCCCCTTGCCAACACCGAGTTCAGCCCAAGCGTCCTCGTGCTTCTCGATCCGATACCATGTGGTACCTGTCTGGACAAACTCGCCGTCCTTCTTGTAGCCCTCGTTCACGGCAACACTAAGCTGCTTAAAGCCACGTTTGCCCTCTCGATCATACGCAGGGTATTCCGGATTTCCTGCGGCGTACCCAACCAGGCAAAGGGTAGCTCCGGGGTAATTGTTCTCGTTGTACGTCATATTAGTTGTTCTCCTTCTCGTTGTTCTTACTCTGAAATCCTAGCACACCCGCTAGAAAATGCCAATGAAAATAATCGCCACCGCAAGAGCTAGGTTAACTACTGAAACCGCGATTGACTGTCCCGCTGTCAAAGGCTTCCGCTCCTTGCCAATCAAGAGAGGCTGTAGCACTGCCCCCAGGATCATCCAAATAGCAATTACCCACAAAATCCACGTCATTTATTCTTCCTCTCTCAAAGGCCAACCTCGTTCTACAGTAGCAGTTGGATCTGTCTTGCGCAAGTGTTTTTCAAAACCGCTTCGCCAAGCTTCCTGCCAAGTTGCCAACTCCCGAGTCGTGGGCAGTCCGTACTTCTCGATAATCTTCGCCGATACCTGGGCAGTCTTCTCGACATCGTACCTGGCCGAGTGCGCGGATTCGGGGTCAAACTCGACGCCGTAGTGCTTGGCCTGAGTCTCAAGGTTCCGCTTGCCCTTTCGGTACTTATCGTTGTGCCGATCAGAAACCAGGCCGTCGAAGAGCTTGCCGTTCTCAGCAAACCATTTCCCGAACGTGTCCGAGACCCCGTAACGCTTCATCTCTGCGTCCAGGATGCTCAGGTCATAGTTCATGTTAAAAGCAATTTGCGTGAGGTGGCGGTGCTTCAAGAATACGCCCCGGATCTCCGTGAGCGTTTCCTTCGGATCTCCGCCGTGCTCTGCCAGATACTCGTTAGTAAACCCATGCACCGCTGCGGCCTCCTCGGGCACCGGGATGTCCGGCTTAATGAACCATTCCCAGGTGTCGATCAGGTTGCCCTGCGCATCTGCCGTAGCAAAGAACATCTGGACGATACGATCCTCAAACACGTCAATTCCTGTGGATTCTACATCCCAGACCGCGTACACTTCTTTACCCACTACCACCCCTCCTTTTCCATCTTCTTCAAATCGTACAGCACATGCCGCGCCTGTACCGTAGCCTGAAACAGGTCATACGCTCGGTTAATCTTGTCCTGACTCACGACGCGGAAATTACAGAACGCTGGCTTTAGCGAACCGTCGTTTTGAATCTCATCAGGGCGAAGGTGCAAGATCGCATATTGCTCAAAAGCGGGAAGCGGGTGCTCCTCCCAGTGAGTCGTGTCCTTCACCCCGTTACGAGTAGCGGTGTAAGGCTTCGAAGTGGCCGTCTTTTCAGGAACTTCCAGAGCCATAGAGTGCGCCGCGCCCAGAGCCGCAAGCTGACCCCAGGCTGTCGTATAGACTCCCCGGGAGGTCTTGAAGTCCAGACACGTTGGCACCCCGTCCACATACGCATAGAGGTCGGCAGTTCCTCCATAGTTCGGTCCGAAGACGGTCACCTCGGTCTGAATGACCTCGACATCATGCTCAGCATCCCACTCAAGGAACTTCTCAATCATCTGGTACTGCTCTTCACGAACAATATCAGGCTCAAACTCGTCATTATAAAACGCTTCAAGCCATTCGTGAGTCACCGTCCCCAGTTCGGACGCATCGTGCAAAACGCCCTCGTGGTAGTTGTGGATGTCTACCTCGGGATCGTCAAAGTCCTTCTCCTTGGCGCGGGAGTGGTAGAAACGAAGCATGTTGTATCCCTGCTCGTCACTCCGCTGCATCAAACGGTCCACGTTGGCGATGGCGTAGGCCGCAGTATTATCCGCGACCCACTGAGGAATACCCGGCTTTTCGAGCACCCCCAACGCCGTCGTCACGCCGATTACTCGCTCCTGAGTGAACGGGTTATAGTAGCCAGAGCCGCCATACCCGGACGCTTTAATTCGGAGTTTCGGGTCAGCCATCAACTTCCTCATACGTTTCGTGGAAGATGTCGGACTTACAAGGGTAAAATTCACCCTGTACGCCCTGGATAACGTAATCCCCCACGCTTGCTCTCATGTTGCCTTCGAGGGTGTGGATTACGATCTGGTTTTCCTCATCGTCGTACTCGTGATTAGAGTCTCGATCAAGGAAGTCCTCAATCCAGTCGTTCTCATCCGGATCAGGGTCAAACTTCCAAGCTCGAATAGTCACGGGCTTCTTTCGGTAGAACTTGAAATCCTCCACTAGCCTACCTCCCCTGCTTCCAGGCGCTTGAGCACTGCAACAAACACGTCGTCGCCCTTGAGGTTCTTATCCTCAGCCTTCACCGCAGCAACCAGTTTATTCACTGATTCCTTCTCGGCCTTGCCAGTTTCAATCCACTCAGTGCGAACCTTGTCTCGTGCAGAGGGCTCCTTGGTTGCAGGGGCTACCCGCGCCTTTTCGAGCTTCTGCTGAACCGCCGAAACCTGCTTGTCCTGTGCCGCCTGACCCGTTACCTCCGGCTCGGGGGACTGAGTGGGGAGCGAGAACGTCTGAAGCAAAGCGATTCGGAACGCCACCGACTGAGACTGAGCCGTTGCGCGGTCTGCGTAGTCCTGAGCTTCACCTGCCGTGGTTGCCTGAACGTAAGAACCGTCCGGGGCGTAAAACGTGTACTCAACCTCCACTCGGGAAGTAGTAACGATTCGCTTCTTCGCGTCCTCCTGCTTGATGAGTTCATGCTCAATCAGGCGAGGTACCGTGATAATCCCAACCTCTTGCAAGTGAGGCGCCAGGTGGTTGATCGTGCCGTCAATACCTCGGAACGGGAAGTTGATGCCCTGCGATTTCTCCTTACCCAGAGCACCTGCCCGCTTCTTTACCTCGGTGATGAGGCCGTAAATCTGGCCGGGTTCAATTACTGCTGTCGCCATTAGTTGTTCTCCTTCTCTTACGGATTCTTCTTGTAAATGTCTCGAACGACCCCCAGTTCACGCTTTGCACCCTCGAACAGTTCGTCTAGTGCATCGTCATCATCTTGGAGTTCTTCAAACACGTCGTCCGGGATAGACTCGATGAAGTCAGAGTAGTCGGGATCAAAGTCCAACCACTCCAGAACGATCTCCCGGATAATCTCATTATTTGTCATTTCTCCTCCTTCGCCGCCAGTCTAACACACTCAGTCATCTTCGTCATCCTGCTCTCTCTCCTTCAGGAAATCCTCAAACGACTTGTCCTCTGGGGATGACTTGCCGAGCATCTGATCCAGTGTGTCAACAAGTTTTTGAACCTCTGCTTCGTCCTCTGGAGAGAGTTTACCGTCCTTTAAGTCGAACACCGCTGAAGAAATAACCTCGTCCTCATACTCAGGCGCAATGTACTTCCCCGTCATGGCAACCTGCATGATGCGGTCAAGAACTTCAAGCTGACTCATACTGTCCGTCTGCTCAAAAGCGTCTACCAAGTCGATAACCGCCTTCTTCAGGTACAGCGGGTCGGCTCGCGCAATCATGTGCTGCGTCATCCACCGTCCGCTGGTGATACCCCATTCAATACTCAATTAGACTCCTCCACCCTCACTCCAAAACCAAAACCGTAGTAGTACGGATTTCCTGTACTCCAGTCTACTTCTAATTCAACTACCGGGATATTGTCGGCGTAGATGAACCATTCTTCGAAGTCTTCACTCGCTTTGACTGACGTAATTACGTGATCTACGTCCTCAAGCCACGAAAACTTCTCCACCGATGTAAATGCGCAACAGTCGGCTGTATCACAAAGAAACACCTCTCGCCCATTGTCTAGCGTGAACTTCGTCTCGTAAGACCTTCCGTACCCTGATGGTGCTTCTACTTTCTCAACCTTGACGATCTTTCGGCCAACTACGGCCTTCTCCAGCGTCTCTCGTCCGGAATCCATTGATTCGAATTCCAACTCGGGATCGTAATATTCTTCGTAACTCATTGTTTCTCCGTCCTCCATCCCTGGTCTCCGACCAACAGCCACCCCAAGTCACCGCAGTTGATCTTGTAAGGCTTCTCATAGTTTCTCGTCATTCTCAGCACGTACCTGATTCTCGCCCAGTCAGGGAGTTTCAAACCATACGCACCAAAGTTATCAATGTTCCCCGCTCCAGGGCTCCCAGGAAGGTTGTCCAGGGTCTTCGGCGGAACAATCTTTCCCGCTTCGGGCGCGTCCTCCGGCGGGTCGCCATACGTGTACTCAGTCACTCACTCTGCACCCCCTGTTAGTAGTCGTCACTCTTGGCAAGTTGCTCGTTATGCCACCGTCGCACGTTCTCCAACGCTTCGGCCATACTGTTGAACCAGTGACTCCGGCTCGGGCCTAACGCATACGAGTATACCTCAACCCCTACAAGCTTAGGGGCACCCGGAGTATCCCAACCTTCTCGATCCCAGAAGTTTCCGAAATGGAGAGTTACACATCCTTCCGAGGATTTATGGCCGTAGTTGTGCCGCTCCAGGTAGTCTCGGAAAGCTACGTCGTGCAATCTCAAAAGCTCTAAATAGTCGCTAGTTTCTTGTTCAGTTAAAATCATCCGGCACCTCCTGTTCGGTACGGGTTGTCCCCCGGCTTTGGTATCTTTTCGAGATCTAATGTTCCGCCGTTCTCGTAAACATTTTCAGCAATTGTAATCCCCGTGTCAAGACCAGACTTATGGCCCTCGTCCCAAGCCTCAGCCTTTACCGAGTTAAGCCACCTGCCGAACTCTTCGAGGTCTTCTCGTTCATCTGCGTTCAGGTCGAAGGGATCTGCCCCGAGGATTAGTCGGTAGCGAATCTCTTCAGTAGTCGGCGTGTACTCAGACAAGCTCAACCTCCTCCACCGCAAGCAAGTGGTCATGGTGTTGGTCAAGAACTTCCTGCTCGGTGTTACCAGCAAAGACTACCTGACCCCCCCAACCATCCTCGTAGTTCGGGTCAGAGCAGCTACAAAACCCGATGAACCCCGAACCGTACATTTCACGTTCTACTTCAATTTCGTGTCCAAACATTATGAACTCCTTTCGTTTGTGTCGAGTCTATACCTTATCGCTCCGCACCGCAACCATAACACGATTCTCCGCGAGTATCGGATCTTCGATGGTGGTATGGTACGTACAAGTGTACACCCATTTTCTGAAAGTATAGACATTCACTTTCCGGTAGAGCCAAACCCCGCACCCCCTCGATCAGACGTATGCTCGGGATGGAATGCACTCAGAGGAATGTAAACAATTTGAGCAATTCTATCCCCCTTTTCCACGATGTATTCCCCGTCAGTTATATCTCGGGTGAGACCCACCACTACCGGCCCCTCGTAGGAAGCGTCAATCACGCCAACTGCATTTACTGGCCGCACCCCATGATTTACTCCGAGTCCAGAGCGAGCAAACACGAGACCCACCGCTCCAGGAGGCACGTTCCCCTTTACACCCGTGCTGAACTTCGTTACTTCTCCGTGTCGTACAATCCCGTCGTTCTGTGCAATCAGGTCAAAACCTGCATCAAGTTCATTCTGCCGAATCAATTTGACCCTTTCTGTAGAAGTTCTGTGTTCCGTTTCCTAGCATTGTCGGCCATGCGATTCATTTTATCCCGACTGCACCCCAAAACTTTTGCAATCTCTGTCTTATTTGCTTGCTTGTAGTCTAGTACAAACGCAATCACGTTCTCTAGCTCCTCTTGACGATCTCGTTCTTTCGCCTTAGCCCGCTGAATAACATCCGCAGTATTTGCTTGCGCCATCCTCAGACGTTCCAGTTTTCGAGCCACCTCGCTGATTGCTTGTGTGCTCATTGTTCTCCCCTTTCTTGTCGGTACGCCTCAGCACGAGCCAGGTATTCGATCAGCCCGAGCCCATTTACACATTCGTAGAACATCGAGTGCATGTGGTTCTCGCACGACTCGGCCTGATTCACCCATTCGCAGTAGCGGCAGACCTCAGCACTTCCCCACTTGTCGTACTGGATGAACTTCGAATGCAGCCCGACCTTGCAAAGCAGTTTCCTCACTCGTTCTTCTCCTTCCCGGTAAGCGCCGTCATCAGTGAAATGCGGAATGTCTCGACCGTGCCCGCTTCATCCACCCGGCATCGGTTCGACTCAGCCACATATCGCAGCTCATGATCCTCAGCCAGCTCGACCTTCATCCAAGTGTCATCGCGCCAAACCTCACGGCCAACGACGATTCCTTTTCGGCTGTGTCGCCACCGCTTCACCTCACTCGCCACGGCTCTCGCCTCCCTGCCCTTCCAGCCATGCAGCCACAGCACGGGCGACCCTGTAATCGTCCTCGCACTCCTCGCCACCGTCTCGGTGATTTAACGCAAGGCAGACCACCTCGACCAGCGCGTCCTCGTCTACGCCACTCGACGGCAGCACCGGTGCGGCTTCCTGAGCAGCCACGAGAGCAGCCTCTGCGATGTCCCACGTCTCGATGGTCTCCCACTCGTGCTGCCGCTCTTCATCGTCACGATGTGGGTGCCAGTAGCAGACCATTTCGGGCCACTTCGCTTCGAGCTGATCGCGCACATGCTCGATTTGTGCCTCGGTCGGCTCGTTCGTTCGGTTGTCAGTAGTCATCGCGCCCGCTCCTGTTCACTCATGTTCTGCTCAACGATTCGCCGCCCCAGTCTCCGAAGCGCCGCCTTACGAGTCCAGCCGGTACCGCACCGACCATGCACGAATCCCTCAGGTGGGAAGTGCCACTCGGCCAGGTATCCGTTGAAGTAATTACGTACAGCTCGCCAGTTCCGGCGCTGTATTTGCGGGACCAGGTAATGCTTGACCCCGTAACGAACCTTGCGCTGCTTGATATGTGCGAGCAGCCCCACCGGGTAGGTTCCGATACCGCGTTCCTCGTTCACTTGCTCTCTCCCTCTACTGGAAGCCCGGCCAATCGCGCCCTTGCTTCCTCTTGGCGGACGATTCGACCTCTCGCATCCATGATCGGCACGGCAATATCCATGCCGCCATCGCACCAGTGGTCGCCACTATGAACATGAACCCACACGGTGAATCGACTGGTAATCGGGCAGCCGCAATGAGTGCACTTGATCATTCCCCGCCTCCTTCCCCGCTCGAAACGGGCAGCCACGGGCCAGCCTTGCGGCGGCGAACATTAACCACTTGATCTCGCGGAATACCGAATCCGGCATGTAACAGTCCGTTCTCGTGTAATACACCCCGCGAATACTCCCATTCGGGTTCGGGTGCCCCGTCAAGCGCCGCGACAACACTTGCATAGGCCGACTTCCACCCGCACGAGATAACATCACCCTCTTCGTAACGGTCGCACTCTGGATGCCCCGACACTGCTTCACGGATACGCTCCAACACTGCGAGAGCAGCATCACGCTCAGCTTCGAGTTCAGCGATGCGCGCCTCTGCGGTGTTCGCCCGGTCAAGGATCGCCGCCCATGCACGCGCTGACGGACGTTTCGGATACCCCTCGGGAACTTGCAGCAAGGCAAGCTCTTTTTCGAGTTCCTTGATCCGCGCCTCTCCCGCTTCTATCGCATCTGCGGCACGATGACTCATTCGATCCCCTCGAAGCCGAAGCTCGCCAATTAGTCGCTCATTATCCCACGACGCATAGCTTCTACTCCACTCTCGCGCTTCCTCAATCAATTCCTCGTCGTTCATAGTAAATCCTTTCTTTCTGGCGAGTCTACCCTATCACTTAAGGGTTCGCAATATCCCGTCGTGTGCTCTGCCTAATTGCCAGGCGCTTGGTAAGTTGTTCGCTCAGTTGGCCCGAAGCGTAGCCCAGGTCATCAGTGAGGATATACCGAACAGTCTGCCCTCTAGACCCGATCCGGTCGGTACGTGCCTCCTGTTGCTCCATAAGCGTATCATCTACATGGGTCTGTGCCACAATCTCAGTTGAGCAAACACCCTGAATCCCATCTGTTCCGTTGCTGATAGCTGCCGTAGTCCCTACGAGAACTTGGAAATCAGTGCCGAATCGCTTGAGGTAGTCCTCTCGCTCTTTCACAGTCTTTCCGCTGTACTCAGCCGCAGTATACCCTGCCGCCTTGAGCTTTTTCACCAACACCTCGGCAAACCGCTGCATCTCCAAGAAAATTACTACCGGCTCGCCATCATCCAAGTGTTCAAGAATGTCTAGAATCTCGTCAGTGACCGGACTCTCACAGTCATCCTCAAAGTTAAGCGTCTGCTTGATGACCTTCTCACCGAACTCGTCCACGTCTTCATACTCGTTGAGAGTCGGTACTCCAAGACAAGCTTGCCGAATACGAAGCTTCTGGGTGATGCTCAAGTCCACAACCATCGGCTGATCGTCAAGCCAAGCCATGTAGGACTCCTCCAAGTCCCGGATGATGCGCTTCTGCTTCGGGAGCAACGGCACAACTCGCTCAATGATCGTCGGCGCGTCATGGCTCAGGAACCCGGTCGGGTGGTGCTTGCAGCAGTTATCTCGTCGGAAATGCTGGATAACGCAAGGCGCCTCACTCAGAAGTTTCCCAGGTTCTGCTTCCGCGTCCCACTTCATCACCTTTTTAGGTGTGCCGTCATGGTTTCGCTGTGAGGTGTAGATTTCCGTACCGATCATCCGGTGTTTCGTCCACGCATATCTGTTGGAATGCGCAATCTGTCCTCGGTACTGCAACTCAGGCCACAAATGTCGGGCGTTCGTCCACATGCGGGTGAAGTCTCGACGTACTGGTGTGCCGGAAAGTGCGAGCTTCATAGGTGCCTGTTGCCCTAACTGCATCCAACGCTTGCCACTTTTGGAATCTGGCTTGTTATAGGTATGGATTTCGTCCGAGATAAGAAAGTCGGGCATCCAACTCGAAATATCCGTAGCATGGTACCCCATCAACTGAGGCGTTACGATGTACCACCCCTCGTACCCGAGTTCCAGGTCTGACTTAGCCTCTTTCTGTGCCTTTGTCTTGTTCCCAACTACTCGAATATCCTCTCCGGTGAGTTCCTTGAGCGTCTTCCCCCAAGCCGACTGGTGAGTGTTCTGCGGAGCAATAATAAGCTTCTGCTTCGCTCCCGACTCGATAGCCGCCCAAAGTGCCAGCAAACTCTTCCCTCCGCCGGTCTGGATATTGACCAGGGCTACATAGTTGTTCTTCTTGAGTGTGTCAAGGTCGTCCCTTTGGAACGGATATGGGGTGTATGTCACTTGATCCAGTCTCCAATCTTGATGTGTCCGTAGCCAGCGTCGATGAACTTCTGGCACAGTTCCTTCTCTTCGTACCAGTACCCCGGCTCGGACAGTGCCGACTCGAAAGTATGCCCCATCTCACCCAATAGCTTCATTGCCTCTCCAACCGCTACTGTGCTCGTTGCGAAAGGTCGGGAAGAAAACCCTTTCCCCGACTTCAGCGGCAGTGCGTAGTCAACCCCCAGTGAGCGTGATTTCTTCGCCATGTCTCTCCTTCTCTCGTACCCTAGTCGGCTTTCGCCTCCTGGTCACTTCGTACCCTGCTTGGTCACGAACCAACGCTACCCGAGTAGGGCAGGGCTTCTCCTACCAAGTTACGCGCTCAGCCACTCGGTAAGAATCTTCAAGCCAATACCGATCATTCACTTCGTCAACATAGTCCTCATTGTAGATTTCCACGCCGTCGATTTCGATGTACTCAATAACCTCGTACTCGGGGTGTCGCTCAATATACACCTCGCTGCCGTTATCCTCAGCCGCATACGCCTGTCGTTCAAGCTCTTCGCTGCGTGTCACTTGTCTGCCTCCTCTACCATCATCTTCATAACATATTCCGTATCTAGAATATCTTTGTTCTCTATGTAGTGCGATCCGAACCCCTCCGGGTTAGCATCTACCCACGTTCCTCCAGTAGCGGGGAACACCTCTTCAAGAACCTTCTGCACCTGCTCGATAGTTAGTGTCTTGTCTAGGTCACAGTTACGAATCATTTGAATCCTCCGGCCAGATGCGGCGACCGCCCGTGATGCGCGAATCAGTGATTTCCTGTTCACTACCCCCCTGCCTCAGAAAATATGCGCCGTCTGAAATGACTGCGTGTTCCTCCCCGCCGTAAGAGATAACCCATGCCTCTCCGGGTTTCGCGTCATGCCACGGCTTCGACACAGGATGAGCAGCGAAGTACGCCTGAGCCGCGTCCGAATAACCGAGGCTAGTGTCATTCTCTTCATCTCGATACTCGGTATGAAGTCCTGTAGAGGGCTCGTGATAGACGTGAACGAAGCGCTCCCCGTGGGATCGGAAATACACCACATAGTTGCGATCTTCCGGCCAACGCCACCGGCCTAGTTCGGTGTCACGCTCATGCAGGAAGAATTCACGCAGCGCCAAGAAATCCTCGTCGTCAAAGTTCGTCTCGCGCGATTTTTTCGGGTTGCTTGGGTGGCTGTCCTCGACAAACAGGATTTTCGTGCGACCCCATGTACCCCCCAGGTTGGTCAACTCAATCCCATTACTTGCCGTGAACTTACTCATCCTCATCCCACTCCCTCTCGATAACCCCCGTAGTCGGTGAGGTCAGCCAGGCTAATACATCACCTTTTGTTTCTCCCTCAAGCAACGAGACTCGCTCAGCTTCCAGGGTTTTCAGTGTGTAGGTCACTTCGTCCAACTCCACGTCTGAATCATATGAACAAACTTTAGAACGTCCTTGCGGGTGTAGAACCCCGTCTTATACGGCTGAGACAACCCTATCTCCGTGATTCGATACGTCCACCGCTTCTCGTGTGGGAAGATCACCAGGGCTTCTGCTCCGTGCTGTACTCGTAGCGTTCCAGACGGGTGCTTAGAAATCCACACCCCCATCTTTTCAATACAATCCTCAAGAACTTGTTGGTTAAGCACTATTACTCCTCTCGTTAAACTCTTCGCCGCAAATACACAAGCAACTGTTTCGCGGGTGATCGGTAACCAACTTACAACGGTGAGTTACCGGCTGATTTACGGCCTGTGAGTGAGTCTTGGTGATCTTTGCAGAACCTTTGCAACGGTACGTTACGCGGGGAACCGGAATACCATCTCCGTAGGCGTGGTTCGGAGACCAGAACATATGACTTTTCGACTCCATTAGTGCGGCTCCTTCTGATCTTCTCCCGACCCTTTTAACACCTTCTCTATTTCATCGCTCAGGGGTGATGAGGGGCACTCGTCTATCAATGCCTCTACGAGTCTCCGCAGTATCATATCGTTCACTTCTTTTCCTCCCGTATGACTTGCTCGATAATCTCCCTAGCCTCGTTCAGCATCTCTTCTCGGGCTTTGGCTCCGGCACTCACCGCCTCTTTCAAAAGGTAGCGCGCGTCCTTCAAGTCTGCTTTGTGTGTTTCGTTCATTTTGATTCCTCCATCTCAATCACGCTCATCGGGTAGAACTCTTGTAGCGTATCACGAACTACTATCGCATCTGCAATGTTCTTCGTTCGGTCTACGGGTTCACTGTTCTTTAAGATTGTCCAACTCATTGTTTCTCCTTTAAGTCTTGCGGTTTAGCTCGTCAGGCGGGTGGTAACCATCCTACCCGCGACCCTTGCATGACACAAGGGTTTCGCTGTTAGTTCTTCCACTCCATTCCGATAAACCCGAACGAATCAATATCGTACTCTTCGGATGGTTCAAACTCAATACGCACGCCTTGACCTTTCAAGTCAGCCGTCAAGTGCTCAATAAACACAATCGCCGTAGTCTTAAAGTAAAAAGACTTCTCAGCGATCTTGTGACCCTCTTTATCTAGGACCGTAACCCGGTGGCGGAGCTTCGTATCGTCCGGCCAAATTTCATACTTGTTACTCATGTTCTTAACCCTCTCCTAGCTAACCTGTACGCCTGTGTCCGTGGTCAGGCTGTAAGTAGCCGCGATTTGCGCGGCCAACTCTTTCGCCTTATCTACGTCCCGGTTAATGGCCTCGATAAACGCTGTGTGATTTTCTCCATCAAAACCCCGAACTCTCGGAGAGTCCACAAGCCAGCAGATTTCAAGCGTAATAACTTCTCCGGTATCAGTAGTCCACTCGAACAGTGTTTCAGCTACTCGTTCCACGTTAATAGCCTCAGTACGCTCAGCCAACCTATCCGCCCCGGTCTTGCGGCCTGCGATTGAACCGCCGCCCAATTCAATGAACTTACGGTACACGCCGCTAGTACCGTCCCCAATGACTTTTACTAGTTCTTTACGGGTTGCACCCATCTCTCGAACTTCCACCATTTGCACGCCAAAAGCACGCTCCAAAACGCGGGTTTCTCGTTCGATTTCCTCCGCGATCTTATCCCGGTAACGTTCCCTTACCTCACGGGCAACTCGTGCTTTCTTATCCATCATGTCCACATATGCGTCTCGAAGCTCGTCCAAAACGACCTGTGGAACGGTTCCCATTCTCGCCAATTTATCTCCAATCTCGAAATTTCGACTCTTTTTGAGCCTCAACATAAAGGGTAGCACACTCTCAAACCATTAGCAATTTGACCTAAAACACTCTAAACCGCACTGAGGTTCACGGGGATTCGTCCTTACTCTTTTTCTTGGAAACCCGTCTTTTTCGTCCGATCCGGGGGGGATTAGGGTTTTCCGCTTTTCAAGATCGTTGAAAACATGCGAAAGTTGCAAGTGTGTAGACTCCCTAGACATAAGATATAAGAGTAATAGAGAGAGAGTAGTGTTGTATTAGTGTTATTTGAGTGTGTATAGGGCTCTGCCCGCAACGAAGTTGCTGATAAAAAGTAGGCCGCTCTCAATCCTCGCCGGGAGGGCTGAGAGACGGTTACCTCCGATCAGTCCGGGCGGTCGCTCTTAAACCATTCAAGCCAAGAGATAGCCGTTTGCATTTCTGCGATCTCAAGTTTCTTGCTCGGCTTATTACGTATCATCCACTGGTGCATTTCGTAAAGCTGATTGAGTTCGTTATCAACTTCTTCCAAAGTTCTCACAGCGTCACCTCCGTCTTGCGGTATTTTTCAGAGCGTACATTCTTGCGGCGCAGGGTTTCAATCTTGGACTCGTAGCTTCGCTTCCAGTGGCTTGCCGCCTGAGTCTCTGCAAGAGGCGATGTCTGGCGTTTTGTGGGCTTCATTGTTTGCCGGGCGGTTTTGGTGTTCATCATTTTCTCTTCTCTGAGTGAGCGGCGTTTATGGAGCAGTAGCAAGGGTGAAAATCTATTGCCCCTTTGGAGTAGATAATTACAAATTGGTGGGCTTCTAGGTTCACGGTTTTATCCTTACTCGAAATTGATAGATATTACTTGGAAGTGTTCACCGGGCGATAAGCGGTCGAATGTGCCGAGTGCATCGGCTACGGACAGCCGGAGTTCGCCGGGGTCTAGTTCGATTGTCACACTGTCGGCTTTGGTGCGTTCTGCCAGCGTCAGGAGTTCGTAATTGTCGGCGTAGGTCATAATACCTCCCCTAGGGTAGTTGTGTTGAGTTGCGCCCTGTGTTATCAGGCTAATTCGAGTTTCTGAGGGTGTTAAGGCGGTCTGCCAGCTCTTGACGTTGCTCGTCAGTCAGATTTCGGGTGTTTTTCACAATCTTGCGAATGTTCGCCCGTTCTTTTGGCAGGGTGAATGAAGCCGCTTCGATTTCGCCAGTCTCAGAATCAAGCCATTCTTCGATGAGGGTGAACTCTTTTCTGCTCTTGAAATAGCGGATGTCGTGAGTGTTCGAGGTGTAGACCGACACTACAGAATCAGCGCGGTTTTGAGTGATTATTGTTTCTTGCTCTTCTAGGGTTGCCATTAGTTGACCTCTCATTAGCATTCTTTGGTGGATTAGAGCGACTTTTAGGCCGCTTGGGTAGTTGTAGTCGTTCTAGGTTTTCTAGCGCGTTAGATCGCCGTTTATCGTGCCCTGCCAGGAATTGAACCGGGCTCACCCTACTTAGGTTTCGAGTGAGGTCGCCAGACTAGGGCTTTTTATTCGCTGTGGAGTTGTCAAGGTTCTAAGTGCCCCTAGTTGCTTTGATGCTACGGCCTTATTTCAGCCGCTAGGGGCCAGCACTACAGCGTGCCATTTTGTGAATCTTTTGACTCACGATCTTTCAAGTACCCCGGCAGAATGTAGCACTTGTACAGTGCAGTAACACCGAGAACGACGATTAGTGGCACCGAAACCCAATCGGGCAGTTCCTCGCTCATGGAATCATCCACAGAACAGCCATAAAGCCCACTAGGACAACAGCACACGATACCGCAACGTAGTTAAACGATTCGCCAGCCGTAAGAGGTTCATGGCAGTCTGGCTCATTACAATATTCACAGTCTGCTATTTCACAGCATGGCGCGAGTTCTTCTGGCGTTTCTGCGAAGCCGGTTTCGTTAATCATTGTTCATTCTCCCAACATGAGCTTGCGTAGAGTCTTTGCAGTGAGCACGCCATTTTCAAAGCGGTCGAGGTTATAAAACCCATAGTTCGCGTATTTTGTCCAGACACGTACTTGTACCACGCCCTTATCGTTTGTGCATGTTTCGCCGTATACGTTTAGCGGCGTACCGGCTTTTGATGTTGCCGTGAACATTGCTTTCTTTGCCATTGTTTTAGCTTTCTCCAGTCATTCACTTAGTTGATAAGTCGTCTAAGGCTATCTTCTGCCCTTTGGTGCATTTCTTCCCAGTCAGACCCGCTAACGGTTTTTAGTGCTTCTAATGCGAGCAATACGCCGTGTTTAAAATCTGCCAATGCGATAAGCTTTTCTGTTTCGTTCATTGCCTTAGCTTTCTTCTTCGATTAGTTCAGTGAACCAAAATTCTTTCACGAATTGTTTGGGGCTTATTCCGCTCGCGTAGAGCTTATTAGTTTCCGCGTCTCGGTATTGCCACCGGCCCCGCGTTTTCTTCGCTGTAATGCCAGTGTAGCGCTGTTTGGAGACGTTGTAGAATTGGCCGTCGATGAGTTTCATGGCGTTTCTTCTTTCAGTAAGCGAGATCGACATCGAAAATGTCAGCAAGCCACTCGATAGTCTCAAGTGCATTTTCTTTGGATACTGCGATATTTACGGATGGGGAGCTCATTTTAGACGATCACACCCTTTCGGTTATCCCACAGTACGCTACGTACACTTACGCGGCTGAGGTTCATGTCGGAGAATATGTCGCTTGTCTTTTGCGCGTCTGGTTCGTTGTCGGCCATGTATCGGTAGGCTTGCCCTTCTTCGTTGTACGCGGTGACGATCCATCGTTTGTGGATGCCGGGGAGTTCTTTGGTCATTCTTTCATTCCTTTGTTTGTTGACTAGGTAGAGAATACCCTACACCGATTCTCCGCGGTGTAGAGCGTTCCCGAACTAGGCGAATAGGTGCGAATCTTCGCGTGCGC